TGACCTTTTGTGTATAGACAATCTCTATGAGGTAGTTTATATTGAAGAAGAAGGAGCGTTTGCATTCAAGAGTTTAGATAAAGTTGACAATTACGAGCCATTTGTTAATTTATTAGAAGCTTATGTTGTTGGCAATAAATTCGATAAGGAGAAGTAGCGTATGAAGAATAAGATTTTAGACTTAACCAAGTCAGCCGTTTGGTTGGTCTTGTGTCTGATTGTTGGTGCATTGATATGTGAGGGCATTTGCTCATTGGCTAATATCAATAAACCAGCAAAGAGAGTTGGTATATCTGTAATCACAGAAGAAGAGCACGATTATCTGGTAGTGGACACGAAACACGGAGTTTGTGTTATTCACGCAGAAAGTTGCCCTTGTCGTAAAAAGAAGTAGCGTATGGAAAATAATATGTTTGAAGATATTGTTGATGAAGGCAATATAGTTGTGATAGATAATGATTGGATTGGGTTATGTAAGTGTTGGAAACCAGAATATCATAATCTGTTCTGTTATCTTTATCTCCATAAGGAATATAAGAATTTAATGGTAGGCTCTCATTTCACAATGACCGAGGATAAAAAGAAATCTACTCGGTTGGCTACCAACGAGGAGCGTCTTATGCTTTTTGAAGAAATGTTCAAGTATGGAATTGCTTTCGATAAGCACGACCATCATTTGATTGGAAAATTGATTAGCGTATGAAGATTAGACTAGCAAAGAAGATAATGAAGCAAGCTCGTCATCTAAGTACGGCAAGTGATTATTGGTACAGAAGATTAAGAGATTTTGAGTACAAAATATGCTATGGTTTTGTTGGTAAAAAAGACCACCGCATCACCAAGGCGATAAGTTTAACAAGTAAAAAGAGAAAAATATGAAGAAGTATGAATGGGAATATATGGTAACTTCAATAGTTGTTAATAAAGCTGACGAGATAGCTCAGGTTCTATCTAGTAGATTTAATAAAGAAGGCTATGATGGTTGGGAGCTAGTACAATGGAACTTAATACCTCCATCTGCATTAGCAACTGAATCTACAACACCTTGTTGTGGTTCAATCTATATTCTTGCAACATTCAAAAAGAAGTTATTGGTATAATGGTAAGTAATGATATTGAGCTAAGAATGATAGCTACACAGATAACTATGAAGGCTTCTGTTGAAGCAGAAGACTTATGCAGACGTTATAGCAGTGTGTCACGTATGCTAGGAAATATGTTCAATGATATATATTACATTCTCCAAGATGTAAGATACAGATATAAATACAAGTAGTTATGAGCAAGCAGACATTTGACTTCTCGGAGGCTCTGAGAAGAATGAAGGAAGGAAAGAAAGTGAGACGTAAGATTTTTGCGGACGGCACATACGCATACATTGATAAGAACTATCTCGGTTCAGAGGCATTAATGTATAATAGCGTAGGAAGAGCTACACCAGTTTTATGGTTACTTCCAGAGACTATTTTCGCAACAGACTGGGAGGAGGTGCAAGAATGAGCTGTACAAGTGATGACATTAATTTTAATATTGATTTGAAAGAACTTTGCAACAAGCTATTGCAGAGTAATCCGTTTACCCCTGAACAGTTAAATTCTAAAGAACTGAGAAGCTTCGATATGGCTAACGATTGCACACTTCCAAGAAAGTGGCGTAGAATGTTTAAACGAAAGAAATAGTGTATGAATAAAGAAAGATGCTGTGGTAACTGTCATTGGTTTGATAGCGAAGACGCTTATGGTGTAGGATGGTGCAGTAATAACGAGCATGAATCATCTTGCGACCAAGTATGTGATGAACATGAATTTTAAACTTTAAATATTAAAATGGAAAAGATCTACAGACATTTTAAAGGAGGTTATTACAGATTTATTACTGAGGTCACTAATAGTGAAACTCAGGAGAAAGAAGTTGTTTATATGGCACTCTATGGTGAACACAAGATTTGGACGCGCCCTGCCGATATTTTCTACGGTAAAGTTAATGTTGGAGGTGTAATAATGAACCGGTTTACCGAAGTTATTGGTGAACCAGTTTTGTTCAAGAAAACAGACGAGAATGCTATTATGCCAACCAAGGCGCACGATGATGATTTCTGCTACGACTGCTATGCTGTATCAGAAATGGAGATTTACCCTAATGTATGGAAGTATGGTCTAGGATTCGCTTTACAGATTGAAGACCAAAAGAAACCTGTTGACATTTCAAGATGTTTTACATTTCGTTCACGTTCTTCTATATGTAATACAGGAATGATTCTTAGTAACGGTATTGGTACAATAGACAATTATACAGGCGAGATTTCTGCTGTATTCTATCACGTATTTCCAAAAATGCCGCGATATAAGGTTGGCGACAAAGTGGTACAATTTCATCTTGAAACTTGTGACAACATCATGTTTATAGAGACGGATGAGTTAAACAAAACAGAGCGCGGCGATAACGGCTACGGCTCTTCTGATAAAAAGTAATACATGAATATCACAGATGAACAGAAAACGTATATAAAGGAACACCCTTACGAATCTCCTTACGCAATGGCCAAGAGCTTCGGTTGCGCAGTACAGACTGTTTACTGGTGGCTACATAGGCTGCATGGGGATTCGTTCAAGGACGCAAGAAAAGAGCAAAGAGAGAAGATCAGGGAATCTGTCCGTAAGCTATATCCGGATTACTCTTCTTCTGAAATTTCCAAAGAACTTGGAATAACAAAGTCATGTGTAACAAGCATAGCAAAGGCACTTGGCGTTACTCATACCCAGGAAACGGAAGAAAGACTTCGGTTGAAATGTGCACAGGCAATAATAAGACCGGAGATAATAGCTAAACGTTCTGAATCTCTAAAAAAGACGCTGAGGCTTGACAGGTACAGAGCAACGAATGGAATAAAACAGAAGACACGACGCAAGTTCAAGACCATTCCGAGCAGATGTCTCTGTGCAAGGAACTATCTCTGCAATAAATACAACTACTTCTACGACAAAGATTACGGAGAGCTGCTTACCGTGTTCTACGACAGCGAAACCAAAATGTTGACAGAAGAGCAGCAGAAACACTACGAGACGAAGTATGGTATCAAGTTCCTCCAGGGAGCTGAAGAATAATTTCTGTGCATTATCTATATGTTTAGGGGTGGCTACACATCGCGTGCGGTCACCCCTTTTTGTTTATAAATCAATAACCAAATAAAAACATTAGAAAAAACTAAGAACGTTTGTGTAACTTTAATTTCCAGTATATACAACCTAAAAATGCGAGAATGCCTATGAAAAGGCAAACTGAAGTTATCTTACCTATATTTAAAAATGCCATGTCAGTCCTTGATAGCTGTTTCTCGACATATACTTTATCTTTCGATATTTTACTTATCACTGAGATTAAGGAGTCACACTTGCTATGATATATCGCAGCACTATCCTTGTATTCCTTAAGACTAGAAATACTATCTCTCAGTATCTGTACGTCCTCTTGTGATATTTCGTGATATTCGTAGTGAAATTTATCCTCACCAACCTTGTTGCCGTTCGCATCATACTTCGAAGCTGTACTATCCTTGATATGTGTCTTCTCTTTCGTAGTTGACTTCATAGACTCTTTATGCGATGCTCTGTATGATTCCAGCTCCTTGACAAGCCTTGCATTAAAGAGTGAATCCCACTTAGCCTCGTTGCGCCGGTCTGTGATGTACGTTTTCTTCTCTATCACACGTTCTTTCGCCTTACATCTACAGAACATTGATAGAATCAGCATTGCTACTGCAATGGTAATTACAACCTTTGTTATCTTATCTATCAGTTTCATAAGCAAGTGAATTAATTCTGTTCAGCCAACCATTCTTGAACTTTTTGTTCTGTGGTCTTGTCTGACAGATACGGTCAATGAAATTTTTTCTTTCCTGCTTGATGTTATCAAACAGTTCCCGGCCATCTCTTGCGTTGACAGCTGCGATAGTCTTCGGCCCGACAATACCATCCACATCAACGCCAAGAACTCTCTGAGGAATCTTGATACCGTAGGCTCCGCTAGCCCATACCCAGTCGACGAGGATATTGGCTACGTTCTGGTCTTTAATATCATCAGCATTCCACTTATCCCAGTAGTACTTCTTGAAGATTACACCCCATTGCACACTGGTCATACGCTTTAAATCGTTAACCGTCTTCTTGCTGCCGAATACTGAGCGGTACGTAGCAAGAGTCACACCCATATTAGTAGCTCCTCCCAAATCATCTTTGTCGTTAACGAAGCCACCTTCCCACTTTAGGATAAACGGCTCTAAAATCTTACTGTTTGCCATTTTTGTTTTCCTCCTCTTTTTTATCAAACTCATTGTTGAGTCTGTCAATAATCGGTTTCCAGTAACTAGGCAGTGCCTTTGCAAACTCGAATCTCAAAATGTAGTAAATAACTCTGAATGCTACATTCTTAGGGTATGCCTTGATGAGGTTTTTGAACGCGTTGCATAGATACACATAGCAGAATATATACGTAAGCATCTTAATCACGAATAATGCTTCTGTATTGTCGTTGCAACTTACCATGATTCCATACATGACATACACAATAACAACATACAAGAGCATCTCTAAAAGTGCGTTCTTGAACTTTGATACAGAAAAATTCTTGCATCGTACAACACTCACGCCGTCAGCTCGCATACCGCAGAAGATATTGAAGCCAAATGCGATAACCAACGCCAAGATGAATCCCTCTGTTGGCGTTGCAAAGGCAAGTATAGCTGAAAAAATAGTAACACCTATCTGCCGAATCTGTGATGAATCTAATAAATCTGTCATAATCTGTTATCCTGAATAATTAATAAAAATAAAGTTTCGGTCTCTTTCTGCAAAGATAGCAAAAAAAACCGAAACTTTATTCAGCATAACGAAAAACTTTAGACATTCAAGTCATAATATGGAAGTCTGCCACTTTCCAGGAAGGAAATACATTCATCGAAAATCTTTTGCTCGTAGTTGTACGTATTGATCTTCGGGAACCATTTCTTTATCTTTGCGTCGTTGCGTTTTACCATTTCACCCCAGAGAACGCACCAGTCTTCGAGATTGATGTTGTCGTTCTTGACCTCATGCCAATAGTCCTTGGCTACATCTTTAGTGTGAAGCTGGCCTATGAGACAAAGATGCATATCTGCCATTTCTTCGTTATAATGACACGCGCCAATCTCTCCCTGGACCTGCTTCATCATATCAAGCATTACGCTGTCATTCATTCCGACTTCACAACAATCTGCCATGATCGTAACACAGTTCTTGATAGCCTGCATGTCATTGCTAGCTATAATGTCTTCGAATATCTTTTTCATAACCGTATATTTTTGATGTTACTTCAGAAAATACTCTCTGATGTTGTATACACCATCCTTGTCTTTCAACAAATCGAGTGCAAGGCTGTGGGCATACTTAACCAGATGTTCTGTATCAATCTCCTTAACATCTTCCTTGCCGAGAATCTTGGCGATGGTGCTCCTTCGCTCACAGTTTAGTTCTGGTCTGTGCATAATGACAAGATTGCAAAGCCATCTTAGGTCTTCCTTGTCGTCTCCTTTATAGTGCTCAACTACAAAATCATCTACCATCTTTGCAAGAATGTGCTTAGGAATGCTCATAAAGAAACCCTTCAAATCAACCTTCATTACATAGGCATCCTTGGTGTAATTCTCACTCTCCTCACGAATATCTTCAGCAAGTTGAGTAACGCCAGCTAACTGACCTTTCCCTTTGCGGCAGTTGTAGGTTCTGTCGCAGAATATCTGTTCAAACAGTGGCTCTAATCTTAACGCAATATAATGATGAATGATTCTATCTCTGAACTCACCCGCAAACACCTCTCTGTAGCGAGGATAGCGGACGACAAAGCAGATAGATTTTCCGATTTTATACTGACGTGAGTTAACTTCATTCATAAGTTCCACAAGATTGTGAACATAATCAAGCTCGAACTCCGTAGCTCCGACTGTGCTCCGCTTTCTTTTACGGCAGTCTAAATATGCTTCTAATATCGTTTCAAAATCTATCATTTACTATTTATCCTGAATACGTCTTCTTCATTAGTGCTGAAACAGGACGAACCCTGTTCTGATTGAACTTATAGTTGTTGTTCACGTTGCCATCGTTCAGATTCAAGTTCCAAGCGTTGGTCGCCGAGTTCTGGGTTGTCACTACATTATCTTGTTCTTTACCATATATGATGGTAGTAGCCCATTTATTCGGAAGACTGTTCTCCTAGTTTGACGTACCTCCCTAGCACTGACTACGTTCACTTTCTGACCTTTTCAAGGCTTCGGTAAGTGAACCCTTCCACGCTGTGCTCTGTCGTCCTATACTATCCATCAACAGAAGTAAGTTTGCTAACTTATCTCTGCCTTTTATCCACTGATGTTCTCCTGCTATCTCAATCAAGGTATTCAGTAATTCCAAGTTTGATTGCAACTCAACCATATCAGTAATTCTCATCTTCAAATCATTACCCATATAGACCCTTGCGATAATGTGAAGAGAATCAATAGCCGTGCGCTCGATTCTGTCTCCAACAACATATCGCTGCTCCTTTGGGAAGTCTTTGATGATGTAAATAACCTCATTCAGAAACTTCTTCATATCTCTGTAAACTCTTGTCTTGCTTGCAATCTTTGCCGTCATTACTGAATACCTTTTTTTGGTCATAACTTGCTTTCCCACGCCCTTAAAGGCGTGGGAATGAAAAGAACTAACTACTAACTAATATAAAAATGCTGAAACAGGACGAACCCTGAGCTGATTGAACTTATAGAGGTTGCCCACGTAGCCAGCGTTCAGATGCAAGTACCAAGCGTAGGTCGCCGAGCGCTGGGTACTAGTCCAATACCATGTAGTCTGCAACTGGGTTGCTCCATTGATTTTAGACAAGGCATAATTTATTTTGTCGAAGTTTGCCCAGATCATAGCCATTTCACCCATTGACGGCAACCACCATCTTCCTGCTGTCAGACCTTTGCCGTTAGCATTTGTGCGTGAATATCTGTTGCAGAATCCTGCGGCATAATCCTCTGTATTTGTAACGTTGCTTGATGTACTTCCGTTGATGATAGCGGTCGTATTAGCCCGACCAGCAAAGTCGTTCAATGCGGCTATTCTATCACTTGTCGTAGTTACTCCGCTAATCTGAACAGAACCAGACGTATCAGATGATGAAACTGGTTTGGAACTCCACTTAGCGGAAGATGCTTCGGTTGGAGCAATCACAAGATGTTTTCCTCCTTCAACAAGAAGAACTCCTTCCGCTATCTCTCCACCGGTCTGATATGATGCCCAAGAACTCACCCTAACGGCAAGAGGATAATTATCGCTCTTGCGATGAAACATGATGAATACACCATCGTATAGCTGGCCTATGTCTGTTCTGATAGCATCTTCCATCGTTGCTTTACTAGCATTTGTGACCGCCTGCCCGTTAGCAGACAGCCAATCGCTGATTTTTCTTGTCTTTATAGCCATAATATTATGTATTTAAATTGTTATTACTTATTTGCATTATCTGCCGCATTGCTGATAGCGGCATTCACTGCGTCAATGAAGCAGGGAGCGGTAGTTCGCTCAACGAGTTCCTTGATGATTCTCGCTTCATCATCGGTGTACTCTGTGTCATCGTTGCCGTTCCACATTTTCACTGCAAGAGCCTGTCCTGCCAGCCCCAATCCTGCTCCCTGCGAGTAGATGATGTTTGCAATCTGCTTGCGTGCGTTAACTACCTGACACCGATTCTTGTCGAGTGTCATAAATACTTCGAGATGTTCTAACTTAACTTTCATATTAATTTTTGCTTTTATGATTATCTATTTGACCAATTCAAATCATGTTCTCCGCTCCAGAAGATACCACGACCGAAATAGGTCTTACCATTCTGACTAGGATTAAGTAATTCTGGGTTTATATATACAAGATTTATTGTTTGTCCACCATTAAGTTGATGCCATCCACCGACATCACAGAAATATATTCCGTTATTAATATCATTAGCATTTATTGCCATCCAACGCTTACCTGTTCCTCCAGGTACAAACTCGTAATAATGTTCAGCATTTGCTCTAGAAGAATTGAATACTACTACATCAATAGGACATCCGGCCGATTTATCATCAGGACTATACAATGGAATTTTGTATACGGTTTTATTGTCATACGTAGTACTCTCTAGTCTCACAACAGTATGTGCAAAATCGTATCCGTCTGGATAGATGCGCATACTAGCCCCATTTATTACTGCCAATGTACTCTTACTATGACCAAAAGCACCTCGACTCCATATAGTACTAGCATAGAAACGCCAACCTCTAGCCCTTTCTGGATTCGCACCTTGACTGTGAATATCTGCATCAAATGTTATATAGCCAGAACTATTAAAATATATTGAACCAGCGCTTTTCTTTCCATCAGAACTAACCGCAGTCAATTTATGAAAAGAGCCTGTCACACCCTTTAGTTCTCCTGCGAATGTACCATTAGACGCATATAACGAACCATCTTTCTTTACGCTGAATGGAGCATCAGCCCCATTCGGTGCGCCAAGCCACAGAGCGTAATCATTATCATCACTAACAACCCTAAATGAGCCAAACATCTTACCATCAGTAGTCGGATCGAACAGATTAATCTGATTGGTTCCGAGCATATTGATGGTAGCGTTCTCGGCAAGAAGAAGATGAGTTGCTATTGATTTATAATTACTCATCTCTGTCCAATGTCCATCGGTCAAACTAGGCGAAGAAGTAGCGTCGTTATACGTTTGAATGCACTGATACCATTTTCCTTTAACACACACAACATCAATGTACGCTTCTTCTCCTACACCCGAAAGATACTTATAGCTGCCCGATTCAAAACCGTCATGTTCACGCATGAGAGCACCTTTTTCGCCCTTTTCTCCTCTCTGAGAGAAGGAGATAGAGCCAGTTACTTCTGCTAAAACCTTTGTCATAAGCTATTAACTATTTAACACCTGTGATTACGTAAACTGCGCCCTTGTAGGCACGTATTGCTGATTCCGTAACAGTAAACTTGTTGTCGCTTACCGTTGGTGCTCCCGAAATAGGAATACCGCTGTTGGAATATAATGCCATGCTGAATGCGACATCTTCGATATTGGTCTTAGAACCACGTTTGCGCATGTACGGAACGTATACGATGCTTCCTCCCGAATTTTGAATGAAGTTCTCAGCTACAGCATTTCCGTTGCCATCCGTAGGGTTCGGGAATATGATATATTCATCCGACACGTCATTGACGGTCTGGGTATCTGACGCATAAAAACTTCCTGCCTTGTATGCTTCGCACATAACGAGGATAGATGAATCAACGTCTGTCTCATTGATGGTGAATGTAGGAGAGTCGCTATCCTGCTTGAGTACCCATGCGTTGGTAGAGTCTGGCAGATACCACTTGAATGTGTATCCGCTAGATGTCACGGACGTTCCTTCCGTCACCTCTGCTTTGACGGTACAGCTACCGCCCTTCTCTGTGATAGTGAACAGATTCGTATTTGAAGTAGGGAGAATATTTACTCGCTTTGAACTGACAACGCCCTTGGCTATATAGACTGGGTACATAGCTTTAAGATTGATGTTCGTGTTTTCGAGCGACAGACTTGTTCTTGCTTCGATATTGAACGAATCACCGCTATTGATTTTCACAAGGTTCTTATTGACCGTAAGGGTCGGATTGCCGCTAGCATCAGCCCCCATGGTAAAATGACCAGACACGCCACCAAACGAATTAGTGGAAACTCCCGAATCATTGAACGCCAACGTCACACCGCCGACAACCCATGTTGTAGAACCCCTTGTAAGGTCGAAGTTATTACCTGCGCCCTGCTCTGCTGAAAAGGCTTGCATAACTATGACTGGATGCCTAGCACCGCTAGCTTCGAAGTCAGGCGAAATCTGAGTAGGCGCATTCCACTCGCCATCATAGTTCTGATTAACGTCTCCTGTCGTACACTGAAGGATTGGGTAGATTGTCGTTCCGTTGCTTGTCACAACAATCTGTCCTGTTATTGATGCTTTACTCATTTGTTACCTCGCTTTCCTTTTTATCTGTTGATACCTCAGATTCAGAAGACACGTCTGGCATATCTGCGCCAAATCCGTTATCCTTATTCCTTGTATCGCCCTCACCTCCATACGCTATCGGGGTATAGCAGTAAGCTGGAGTAGCTATACTTCCGTCAATCTCAGCTAGAGCAGAATGCTCCTCTATGAGAGCACCGCCAGCATAGGCGGCTCTTGCACTCAGATTAACACCAGGAACATCATTCATCTCACTCTGATAGAGCAAGCAATTACCGTCATGCGTCATTGTAAGCGGAACACCATCCTTGGTGATTACCTCTGCGACTTCCTTAGTTACCTTAACGTAATATCTCATAATCGTATATTTTTAAAGTTCAACAATAATTAGCTGTTCTCGTCAATTTCCCTTGACACAAGATAGTTTCCGTTCTCATCCACAAGGGTATTGCCATTCTCGTCAACAATCAGCTCGTAAGCACCTCTGTCTTCGATTGTCAGACGGATACTCTTCTTCGCTTCGAAAGGACATTGGAACGTCTCTCCGTACCCTAACACCGTGACATTCTCAGTCATGGTGACTACGCCATTGTTAACAACCTTGCCATAAGATACTTTCTGCCACTTCGCTCTGATAATCTTATTCCATACAGAAGGGTCAATGACTCCTTTGTTGTCACTTACGATAGCCCGACAAGTTACGAAAGCTGTATCAGAATTGAGACCGAAGCCATCGCCTACGAACTGAGGAGTGAGGGGTGGAATGGTTCTTTTGATATAGGTAACCTTCTTCGGGTCTCCTGTTCGAGGAGAAGATGGAACACTTCCTTCGTAGATATAGCAGGCTCTTACCTCATATCCGATTCCGTCACCTATCATATCACAGTTGACGGTGATAGATGTAATCTGACCGTTTGCAGCCTTTGTCATGGCGGTTATCTCGTAGTTCTCGGAATCGTCAACGGAAGAGATAAGCTGCTTCGTTCCGTTATCCAAGATACGATACCACCATATCCTTGCCTTTGTGTCCGCAGACTTATCTATAGCACCGACCATCACCTTTACTGTTATGGTTCTTGTGCTTGCATGTTTTAGCGGATTCCATAGAACAGTAGGAGCACTATCAAGCATAATCTCTGCCCTTGCATTAGTGGTGTCTTCAAGGTGGAGCGGCTTGTTGGCTATGAATGTGTACTTATATCCACTTATCGGGTCAGTCCAATTACCCTCAAACCGCATTGTTCTCGGCTTATTGATAACTGAGTTAGACTTGATAAAGAGAGTTCCCTTGTTCAAACCCTCTATTGTGGCTTCATAACCACTTACCACACTAGCTTTTTCACTTGTTGCTACTACGACAATTCCACTAGTAGAGACTTCCGACCATTTGAATGAATCCAACTGACTGTTAAATGTGCCCGTCTCGTTAGGGTTGTCGGGGTCTATGAGGAAGCATGACGGAAACATCGTACATGGACGGATTGCGTAATTCGGGGAATATGAGTTAGCGATGCCGTCATACTGCTGTCTGTTGATGATGTCTCCAACTATCTCTATGCTGCAAGACTGGGAATAGGCGGTTGCCTGTATATCCATCATCTTGTCACCACTTACTGCTAATTCTTTTGGCATATCTTTCAATTTTAAAGTTCAACATTAGAAACTAACACTCACATCTTCGGAATACATCGTCTCTCCATCCTTGATTTCGGCATCACATCGGAATGTCACACCACCTATCTTGAATGCAGCACCGCCAAGGTCTTCATAGGTCAAATCAACCGACAATCCGCAGTTGGCATGAGAGAGTGCCCATTTATTGTCTGCGGTCGGGTCTCCGCTGTCTCTAGTCCATACCACATTGACCATAGAATCGGTCACGTCTTGATTGTAGAGCCTTCCGACTACTGATAGAGTAGTGAATACTTTCCAAGAGCCATCAGCATTCGTTGCCATCAAATCGTTGAGACGAAAGTTCCACAGCTTCGATGATTGCATTTCGAGTGTAAAATACGGATTGCCCTCCACGAATGCCCAAGCTGTAGATGAGTAGATTGGCGGCTTTGTTGTCTTGTCTTCAAGGCATTGCCACTTGCACCCGAGGTAATAGACGGTATCAATCGTTCTGTCACCATTGCGGTAAGGATTATCGCCTTGCGCCACAGACAAGCTCCACACACCTCTGTCTCTTGTCGTATAGATTGGGTTGCCCTGATAGTCTATCTGCTGAAATGATGCAGCCATCATCCACTTAGCATAGAACGCTCCATCACGCTTGTTGGCGGTAGGGAAGTCTTGGAAGAGGAACGATAGTGCATCTGGCAGCTTGCCCATCGCAAGAGAGTAGTTCGTCTTGTCTATGATAGGCTTAGTAACGTGGTCGAGCCATACAAGCAACCCCTCGGATGATGATATATACCAGCAGCTCTGTCTGTCTTCGTCCACCGCATTTCCCCATCGTATCAATCTTGCTAGCTCGCAAGGTGGATAGTTCTTCTTGCTAGGACATTCATCATCGGGGTAGCAGACTACCGTAATGGTATTTGTTACTGTGTTAACCGATAGTACTCGCAGCCACATATCATAATACTTGCCATTCTCGGCTAAGGTATTGATGGAAGCCAAGACAACATCATTCTCCTTGAATGCCGTAAAGTCGTTACCCCATCGTTTCTGAAGCTTCAAGTCGTAGGTCACGTTGCCACCTTCCGTTGCCGCAGGAATCTCCGTCACCGACTCAACCATACCGCTCTCCGTAAAGACGAAGTTACTCTCCATAGCTGTCTGTCTGTTCACGATGAGTTCCTTTGCTATGATAGAGCTTCGGGATGTGATGCTTTCAAACTCGGCATTACCCAGCTCGTCAATCCTGCCACCAGTACCAAAGAGCATTCCCTGAATGAACTCTCCGAAGGTTGCACCTTTCTTGAACTGAGATAAGTATTCTGCTGTCAATCCTTGCACGAACTTCTGCACCTTCTCCCAAGTGATAGTACCCTTGGCGGTGTCATCGTTTATCTTTGAGATGAAGTGCTTACTTCCCTCTGTCGCAACCTGATTCTTGACCTGTGTAGTTGTCAAGCCTGCACCTGTTCCGCCATTTCCACTTTGGAGCGACGATATCTGTTGCTGAATTTTCTGGATAGTTCCAACCTCCTTATCCTCGCGAAGAGTTATATCGTAGGTAGGAATCTTACCATCTTCTTCCTTGATTGTGAGCTGATCTATGGATATTACACCGCCAATTCTGAGGTCAGTATCCTCAAACTCCATCAAGTCTCCGGCTTTGAGCGTATCATGAAGACTCTTGATAACTCCTGTAGTATCCTTTTCAGCAAGATCATGCTGTCTTGCCATGAAAATCTCATCAACCTTAGGCTGATAGACGTACCTTGTGTAGTCGTTCTTGTCAATGAATGCTATGGCGTATTTAAGGAGCTTCAGAGACGCAGCATTGACATACGAATCAGGAAGTGTGATGCCGGTAAGAACGAAATGGTCGCCTTTCTTGATAGGGTAGTCCTTGTATGGAAACCAAAGCTCAAGAGCGTCGTCCTTTACTCTTTCAATAGTAAGTCTCCATCTTCCATCAATCTTGGTTGAGGATGCTACCTTGAATGTTCGTCCGCCACACATACCATCCTTCATCGAGATGGAGAAGTCGTCATCCTTTAAGTCGTTGATATCAAAGTCGATAGCCTTTTTAAGATAGATATCAACATTCTTTACGGTTTCATTATCGCCAAATCTTCCGTCATCATCAGGAGCCACACCCTCGTCAATCTCATCAACACGTACACCACCGATTTCCATCTCTTCGATAGTAGGGTAGATTTCAATAACTCCATTTGTCTTATCATCAGTCTCAAAGAACTGCGATGCAGAACGAAGACCAATCTGCTCGATGTTGATAGAATCGATGTATGGCCTGTGCGGATCTGTGGAGAATTTGTGCTGTCTCCCGGTAGGATTCACGTACTTCTTCTCTTCATTCGTGAGTGTGTTATAGAAATCACTCAGCGATACATGAGGGAATCCAGGCAACATAAGTCTGTTGATGGACATGTTGTTCGGAAGATTCTTTGCGTACTCCTTCATGGACGAAGGAACATTTTTCTTGTTGAGGCCCGATGTGATATACATCTTTGTATTTCCGGCCTTGACCTGCGCAATAAACGCATCAAGCTTCTCCTTTGACTCCTCATCTCCGGTGTCAGTCTGTGTTCCCTTCAGCTCAGAATAGAATCTACATTTTTTAGAGCCGTATCCCTGTGTTACATAACCGGTAATCTCAGTCTTGAAATCAAATGTAACCTTAAGTACCCAACCGGAAGACTGCTCGCCAGTTTCTGGAGAAACAATATACTTTCTCGGATTCTTGAAATATGTCTCTATATAATCGAGGTCCAGTTCAAGTTCAACATTCGTGCTGGCTCCGACGACTTTCGTGATGTTCGCCACGTACTTGACACCGAGGTCCGCATAGTAGTGGGAAGGAAGATTCTTCTCGGAACCATAGGCTCTCAATCTCGTAACGACACTCTGATCGGAATCAGCGTTCTGAACAATCTCATATAATCCATTACCGAGGCCATACTTGAAGATATGGTTTGCCTGTATTCCGGTAGTACCGACATAGATGTTTCTTCCTCTGACGATGAAGTTTATGTCCCACTTCTCGTTCACAAGCGCAAGGGCCTGCCAACAGGTCTGCGAATCCACTGTAATGGACATCGATTCGATGACGTTATCGTCGGTTTTCTCACCATAAACCGACAACCACTCACTTTCGAGGGCTCCACGCTGCACGGAACGCTCCTTGTTTCGGGAGTAAATCTTCCAAAGACCTGCACCAATCTGCTCGTTTAAGCATGCCTGGATTCTGTCGAGCAAATCATCCAAAGTCTGTACATAGAATGGGAATTTCGGTAGGGCAGTGTAGTGAAGCTCGTTATCGTTCAATACCACATCGAGGAACTCTGCCCTGGCAAGCTCATCCTGCAATGCGTTGAACTTTACGCTGTCATACACGAAGCCCTCACCGTAGGTGTCAGGTCTTGCCTGCTTATCTTTGCCCGGCTCGTAGTTGAGCTCGAATCGCTCGCCACGATAGACAATATAGTCGCCTATCTGAAAGTTGATAGGCACTTCATGCTTGAAGTTGATAGTCAAAAAGCACTCACCCATCCAGGAATCAGAGTACTCCAATCCATGAACGGTTATCTGCTCTCCGTTAACGTCTGTCAGCTTCGAGCCATCCTTATGATAAATATTCCAAGCGCTCATCTGTATGCTATACTAAATTTGAAATATTGCCCTGTGTATCCTTAATCGGCTTAATATCAGTAACAGGGTCGTTAAACTTGAAAGTAATAGAGAGGACTAGCAAGTCCTCGTTATCCGGATCCCTATAGAGGTTTGGATCAATATCCTTAAGTCTTACATGCTGTCTTCCGATTCTATTGAAGTCGCAATACATCTTCATCATGCCTGACTTGCGGATGTAATCAATAAAAGCCTTACATCTCTCGTTAGCTCCGAAAGCCTCGCCGTGGAACATAAACTTAACCTTATTCTCGTATGCCGCCATATAAAGTCCATCCTTTCCGATATATTCGTCATCACCATGCTCATCGTGCCACTCCCTTTTCGGTGGTTCCTTGACAGAATCACAAGGCTTGAACGGACTCTCGCTAACGTACATACCAAAGTCGGCGATGGAGTCCTTCACCTCGTTCCCATCGCCTTCCTTCTGCATGTATATCCTGAAATAATCTTTCATACCTAAATCAACTATTTATAAATGCAAATATACAAAATATTGCATAAATATGCAAGTAATATTCAATTAAAAATGCATAAATATACAAAAGAGGGCGCAGATCTATGTCTGCGCCCCCGATTGTTACTTCATCTTCAATGATTTTGTTCCGTTAAGAACTCTGTTGAAGTTGTCGTTCAATTCAGAAACAGTAGCGTCAATCCTCTCGGCTGCATCAGCATTTCGTAACGTGTTACGAGCAATCGTATTCAGCTGCGACAACTGCGACTTCGCAATCTCGCTCATCTCTGGATAGTACTTAGCTTGTTCTGCTCTCATGACAGAGCAATCGAGCCTAATTGCGTTGAGGTATGAGGCAATCAAGTCTCCTGTTTCCTCCGTAATACTCTTAATGGAATTTCTAGAAGAAGAACTGCTATTATCTGACCATCCGTAAGTTTTCTTAAGGTAATCTCTCGTTGCCTCGATTTGCTTTGAGAGCTCATCTGTGCTGTTCTTTACGTCGGCATACTCGGCTCCTGTGTATTCTGAAATAACATTTCCGTTGGAATCCTTAATCTTGTCATCATTCTCTGCGTACCCCTGAGTCTTCTTCAGAAGGGCCTTGATTTTGTCTCCATATGTATTCTCAATCATGGAGTTCAAGATGGCGTCCTTTAATTTTCCTTCAAAGCCATCCACCAAGTCTTCATACCCATTGGCCATAGTCGACATTGCGTCGCCCCAGGAAGACACCAAGTCAGAGAACTTGTTACCGGTCAGTTTCTCTGTAAGAGCCTCAATTATGTCATCGGCCTTCTCGCCATACTGAATGAGCTTTTCCAGGTAATCTCTGAAATCTGAGTCCATGTTAGCCCAAAGACCAGTGTAATCCTTCTTAATCTTCGACAAGGTATCAGCGTTCATGTTGAGCATGTCTTCCATTCCGTTGAACTGGACTCCGTACTTCGAAGAGATTTCTCCGGCAACATCACGCCAGTTCTGACCATTGTACTTATATGAACCCTTCCACATTCTATATTTGATAGAGTGGGAGCCAGCTGACGCACCGGCATTGAGCCTCTTCTGCGCGATAACCTTAGTCTGCTCAATCTCCGCCTTAAGCATTTCCTGGGCTTCCTTGGATGCCTCTGTAGCCTCTGTACCCCAATGGATGTTCATGTACTCAGTCTTCTTGGAGATGAGAGAATCCCAAATTGAGGTCAGGTTGTCGTACTCAGCCTTCGCCTTGTTGTAGCTGCTGTAGTCTGCACCGAACGCCTTGATGAGCGAGCCGCCAATGCTCAACGCTGCGGAAGCGGCTGCTGCGTATGGACCAGCACCTTTGAGGAACCCGAGACCCTTCATTTTGCCGAGGGTATCAAAAGCCCCGGCTGTACTTGCTGCCGAAGAGAATGCGCCTGATGCTCCACCTACAATTTGGCCAAGGATTGAATCCTCTTCGCCCATAGCCTTGAATAGATTGATTACCGGGTCAAGAACCGTGCTGAGCGCCTGTATCTTCGTCGCAAGTTCAGAAATGGCCTTAGACGAGTCTGCGTATGCTGACTGCTGATCATTCTTCAGGCTCGCCTTGGTTCTTACGCCGCCAGCGATTCCGAGTCTCGAAGCCTCCTCCTTGCTGACGAATATCTTCGCGGTATCATCCATGCCGCCAAGACGCTCATTTATGAACTTTCCGATAGCCTTACCGCGATTCACCCCTCCGAAGATGAAGCCGAACGGGTTTCTGCTAATCTGCTCATTTCTGAGCTTATCCAAAGCGTCCCTCAACTGTTTGATAGATTCTACAGACAAACCGGTAGTCATTGAGAACTGGTCAATCTTCTCAATCATTGAGTCGATTGTAGCGGAAGAAACCCTATCGAGGTCATCAAAGATAGCAACCCAATCAGATTCCTGCTTGAACTGCTCGAACTGAAGCTTTGCCACATTCTCGTTGTGAGTTTTTGTGGCTCCGGCCTTGGCTCTATCTCTCATCTTCGGGTCTTCGATGCCCTTGATGAGCTCAAGCTGTCTCTCGTATTTGCGGTTTTCATCCTCAATCTGTTGTGCGATGGTTGCATTCTTTTCAATAAGACTAGCCATCAGGTCGATGGTCTCCTTCTTGATCTTGTTGTTCTCATCTTCCAGTTTCTTGCGGATATCGTAAACACGAGTCTCCTCGCCATACTTATCCTTGACATTTTCAAGACTCATTCCCTTAACCTCGTCCGTAGTCAAGTTAAGGCCGGACTGAATGTTGTCGTGCTTTACCGCAATATCGAGCTGCTCCTCCAGGAACCTCTTGTATGTATCAAACTGAACAGTTCCTCCGAAAGCTATGTTCTCTGAACCCTTCTTGTTTCCTGTCAGCTCATATATCTTCTTGTATGTCTCATACTGCTCAGATATAGTATCAAGCTGCTTATTGAGTACATTCAGTTCGTCTCTGCGCTGGTCTTCGAGAAGTTTTCGGTTTTCAGTTTGAATGCCAGCCTTCTCGTTTGCAGCATAGTCCAATCTCTCCCTTGTTGAGGCCGGGAGAGTCTTCAAGAGTTCTTTGATAGAGGTCTCATAATTGGTGTAGTCGGAGATAGGGAACCTCTTTTTATCATTGAATATAACCTCAAACTCTCCGTCATTAGCAAGCTGACCAAGAGCACCTTCTCCATAAAGCTCCTTAAACTTCTTGATTTCAGCATACATCTTCTTGTATAAGTCGATGCGCTTCCTCAAATCTTCAAGAGCCTTATCTGTCTGCGCGCCTGTTGACCTACGTCCACCGGTTTTCTTGTTTTTCTTTTTGTCGTCACCAGTAAACCATTCGCCCCAGTTATCATGATAAGCCTGCATCTTAAGTTCGTACTCCTTCTGCTTCTGTGTAAACTCATCGAGAGAAAGATTGCCCAGCGCAAGCATCTTCTTTCTGGTGTTGAGTTCCTTTTTGGCAGCAGTAATGTCCGACTCTGCGTTGCTCTTTGCTTTATCGTAGTCGTCTCCGGCATCCTTTCCCCAACTCTTGACGTACTTGTTCTTCTCATGGTAGTCATAACCACTACCCTTGAGATTCTTTTCGAGCTGTTGAGTGAGGTCCGAGTCATCGTTCCTGAATACGAGATGAATGACAGCCTCGAATCTATCAGCCGCAAGCATTCGCTTCAATGCGTCTGATGCAAAAGGATAGTCTTTCTGAACCTGAGCCGCAGCATCCTTCATCATGTTTGAAACCTGGACCTTCTCTGCATCTGTCAATTCCTGGTTGTTGCGAATCTTGTCACCAATCCAAGGAAACGAAGTGTTTACTGCGTTATCGAGAGCATCCTTGAATTTATTCTCGTAGAAGCCAGTTTCAACACCCATCGCATTAAGAACGTCAGCACGGAACTGATCAGAAACATCCTGGTTCCATCCCTGCTTTGCAAAGAATGACGAAAGAATCTGGTTAGCCTTACCCTGCAACTTCGGGCTGTTGCTAATATCTCCAAGCTCATCAATGAGATAATCGCGCATGGCTTTCACCTCATCCTTATACTTTTCCTCCCAGGAGTTGAAGCTAGCGAAGTCGGATTGGGTGGCATTAACCATATTCGCCTTTGCGGATGCTGAAGAGAATGCTTCTGCTATTTCCTTTGCAGAAGACAGCTTCTCGTCGAATCCCTTGTATGTACCCTCGTCCGAAAGAGATTTCTGAGTACTCTCCTCAACCTGCTTGAGAAGAATGAGCTGTTCTTTGAGATACTTAAGTCTGTCCTCATTCGATTTCTTTTCGAGAAGGCTCATAGTGAAAGCATTCTCCTTTTCAGGAGCAATCTCCTTAAGCTTTTCCTTATATGCGTCAATGAGGTTTTCTATCTCTTTCTCATCGCCGTCCTTAATGGCTTTATCTGCATCGTTATCGCGAAGGAACTCGCCGATCTGAGTGTACCTGTCTTTCAGTTCGTCAGCCGTAGTCTCCATATCCTGTTTCAGCTGCTGATGCTTCTGCCAGTAGTATGCAAAGATTGCAGATCCGGCAGATATAGCTATTCCTGGAAGACCACCAAGAAAACCGATGATAGAACTGAATCCGGACTTCAAGCCTCCGAGAAGCAAGCCTCCTGCTGCTCCCCATTTGCTAGGGCTAGCCAATCCCTTCAGAAATCCACCAAGGGAGATTCTGTTTACCTGACCCTCCTGTTTGGTGAGAGCCATACCTTGCTTGTACATCTCCTTGGTTATCTGACCGGTAACATACAAGCGTCTTAGTTCAGCTTTTGTTATCGCATTTGCCTTTGCGAGTGCCTGGATATCCTGAATTCGAATCTGATTTTTATACTGAAGAATCTGTTTCTCTACAGGAGTTATTTTCTCACCACGCAAGAGCTTAAGTTCTGCTTCTTTCGCAATATTCCCCTTTGAGTTCAGTATTCTCTTTCCAATGCCGCCTTCCAGGATCTTAACTCCACGCATAAGAGCCGGCCCGGCGAATGCAGCAACCATAGCAGGACCCAAGACGTGAATCTGCTGCACGAGATTGGTAACAACATCAAGTATGCCCTTGAAGGTTCCACCTATAACATTCTTACCGTTAGCAAAGTCGGCAAGCATGATTTCCCAGGCATCCTTCAGTTTATTGTAGCGTCCGAGCAAAGTCTCACTCAGAACCTGCTGCATATTATAGAACTGACCACCTGCATCAGTCATCTGCCAGAAGATAGACTTTACGTCATCAAAGCTAACATCTCGGCTTGAAATTCTGGTCTTAATCTCTGATGTTGAGACATTTCGCCCCTCTTGCTTAGAGTAGAACTCTGATAACTTTTCAAGCAGAGGAATACCGGCATAGGCAATCTGACGAAGCTCCTTGCCATCTAGCCAACCACGAGCCTGAACCTGACCAAACGCCAATGCGATACGGTCAAAGCTAACACCAAGACCGGAAGACATATCCGCAAGCCTCTTGGTTGTGTCATAGAGCTGGTCGTACTCAACTCCATACGCAGCCAACTGCTTAACGTCTCGGTTCAACTCAGAGAACGTAAATGGCGAATTAAGAGCGAGTTCCTTAATCTGGTTAAACATTGTGTTCGCGTTCTGCATATCACCAAGGATTGACTGGAGAGCGATATGCTGCTTCTCCATCTCACCACCAGTTGTGATGATGCTCATAGCGAACTGCTGTGCGCCGAACACAAGACCTCCCTGCAAGAAAAGTGACTTCAAATCCTGCACGGTTGAATTCAGCTTTCCTGCATGACTGTTGGCTCTCTCGAAGCCGCGGACCAAATCAGACTGAACCTTTGCAGCCGTCTGAGCAATCTCCTGCTGACGCTTCTGTTCAAGCTCGATACCTTTCTGAACCTCTTGGTTTACTGCTTTCTGATCTTGAAGAACCCTAGAAGCTAATGTGGTATCGTGGCCACTACCGATATTGCCAAGCATACCGAGGCTATTCTTCCAGTTCTCTGAATTGAGTCTGTCTTTGATAGTTCTAAGATCCCTCATTAAAGAAAGGAGCCTGCTAATCTCAGCTTCTGCTTTACTAACATCTGCTCCGACAGAAATTCCTCGGCTGTATTCAGAGCGGAGCTGGCGAACCTTATTTCCGAGAGAATCATACCGACGCTCCGTGTTCTTCAAATCATTCTGGCGTTGCCTCTCTGCCTCTTTTGCCTCGCGTGCTGCGTCCTTTATAACCTTTGCATAAGTATTTGCTTTATCTATAGCATTAAGATACCCGGAACTCTTTACGACATCAGTTGCAGTGAGTCCTGTGATAGGATGAATACCTCTGTTATTCCTGATCTGTTCTAATTCAGTTCTGTATTTAGACAGCTCTGACAACGACTGACGTATGTTGTTCGTTGAATCGACGCCAAACATCTGTATGCCTTCACCATGGCGTTTATTGATTTCGTCAATAATAGAAGATAACTTATAAAGTTCTCTCTCTGCCTTGTTTGCCTCAGTTGCAACGCTGTTAGGAAATATGTTGAATCCAGCACCTTCCTTGGACACCTCTCCGAGTATGCGGCCTATTTTGTACAATCCGTCCTGGACAGACTCCAACTGCTGGAGTTTTTTCGAACTGAAGAAATCTTCGCTTGAAAATACGCCAATATTACGACGTAATTCTTTAACGAAGTTGTTTAGCTTTTCAAAACTACGACCTCCCTTATCTCCAATACCTTTTGTTGCTTCGGATATTGCTTCCAAAGCATTCTGTGCCTGCTTACCAGTAGAATCAACCTTGTTTAATTCTCTGATAATCTTTTTGGTTTCCTCTTCAATTCTCGATTTTAGAGTGAGCGAGAAACTGAGGTCTCCCATATTTCCACCTGCCATATCCTGAATATTTTTAAAATTAGAGTTTATTGTTTAAGTAATCTGGAAGACTTATCTTCTTGCCAACAAGACTTCCTTCTTTCTTCTTTTTCTCCATCCACCTGTCGTATAGGTCATCCATCTCCTTCTTTGTGTGATTCTTTGGACCACCTTCCTTCTTGGTCTTTGGATAGACGACAAGAGGCTGGTCTGCAACCATGAGGTCAATCTGCGCCGATGAATAGCCCCACCAGTAGTCGTATGCTGCAATGAAGTACTTGCGCTGAAAGAGGAAACCGAACTTCTCCGCTAGTGAGAAGGCTGCTCCCCAGCTTGTTCTGCTTGGATAGCTTTTGCTTCGCTCCTCGTCATCGTCATCATCACGTCCGTCATCCCGGTCGCTAATATGGTAGCCAGTGAGAATGCGTTCGATGGAATTTTTTTTTTAGAAACATCGAGGACTCTCAGCACCTCGGCCACGTCCACATCCTTGATGTAGTAGAGCCAACGCCAGTAGATCCAATACAGGAATCGAATCTTCCAGATGTTGTTGAGGAGAATGCAGACACAAATCTTGACGTTGCGCTTCCATTCGTTCTTCTCCTTTGCCCTGATATGGGAACACCTGCTCATGGTTCCCTTGCGAAGCCAACCGAGCTTGTGCTTCTTGCCACGGAACACGAACTCGGTAGGCTCGTCGTGCAGCACGCTGTCAAGCAACTCCTGCAAATCCACCGAAGGCTGCTCTATTTTCTTTTCTTCTGCCATGATTGTATGCTATTAAATGAAGAAGGGCGGCACGGCTGTTGATTAGCCTGCCGCCCAACGGTTTGTTATCCTGAATCTAATTACCTAAAGAAGCCTTTACTTGATTAACCGCCAATGCCTGGTCCACTTGCAGCTGGAGCCTTAGTAAGCCAAGCGATGCTACGCTTACCTGCACCCTCGATGGAGCCGGAGAACTTGAATGCAACTGGCTCAGTACCGGAGTTGTCCCACTGCAATGTAGCGTAGAGAGCGATGTTGGTAATAACCATGAGGTTCTCCTTCTCGTCGTCAACGATAACGATAGTGCCCTTGATCTTGAACTTCTTAGGCTCAACAGCGATACCTGTAAAGCCGGTAGTAGCGTCGAGGGTAGCGTCACCTGTACCCTTCAGAGTAACTTTGGTCAGCTCAGTGATAGCATCCTCGCCGAACATAATTGTCAGCAAGTCCTTTGCCTTTGAAGGAACAACGAACTCTACGTTGAAGTCGCCGAGCTCTGCGGTAGTTGCCCAGTCGCCTGCAAGACCGATAACCTTGTAGTGGTTGATGGTTGGGTCATCCATAGTCGCCTTCAGCGAGTCAACGGTAACCGGAAGCTCAACCTCTGGGGTGATGTCAACTGTAGCCTTGCTCAAATCGGTAATAGCTTTTGAGTAGAGCAGAGTTTTAGGACCATTGAAAATGTCCTTCATCTTGTCAATAGTTGTCATAGCCATAATCTAAAATATTTTAAATTGTTATACCTGAATACTTATTTCGTACGTAACCTTCCCTGTATGATCGTCACGGAAAAACCTGCGCCGTCGTCTGTCTGTAGCGTTATACGAGGATTGGAAACAATGAGATTTTTTGTGGAGATTGGAAATCTGTCCATAATCTCCTGGACTTTCTCGTCAACGCTAGAAACATCAAATGTGTTTGGATTTCTTGCTGAAGCTTTATCGCGTACATACAATTCGATTTGAGCTGTAGTGGTGAAATCATTGTAAACTCCACTTGAGTTCATCTCGTTATTGTAGATACTAGATGGAAAGTATACCACGATGTAGCTGTTGATTTTCGTATCAACTGCTTTTGGTCGGCTCCGGGAGTAGAGCTTGTCGCAAATCCCCTTCATTGCATTGCCGACATCGAAATATAGAGTCTTAATACTAACCATATCTTACATCGTTCTAAAGTATCTAACCAAATATTCTCTAAGAGAGGTAATCACGTCGTGGCCTCTCTTAACCTCGACAAACTTAGCGTAATCCACACCGGCAACAAGGAGCATCTGCCATGTAGCATCGTACTTTCCTTTGTTGTGCTCCCTGGAAACAAGTTCATCCCACGCCGCATTTGGACCATATTCACCACCTTCTCCGTATTCACCCTTGTAAGGTCTCCTTCCGCTGTCTTTGAAGGAGAATGAGCTGCGATAATACTTATCGAGGTTGTATCTCTCTCCGGCAGCAAGGGTTACTCGGGTTGGCTCTGGGCCTGGAGCATAATGAATCGACTGCAATGAGCCGTTGTAATATGTACCGATGGCTGTTGACTTGTACAAGTTACCGGTTACGTCATCATAGTTTCGAGACTTGTCAGCAGCCTTCATTGTCATTTCAGCCGCATGGTCCATCTTCTGCTGCATCTTTGCTACAGCCATCTGACGGATTTTCTTCTCGACCTGTAAAAACTGACCTGATAAACTTGTCATAATCTAAACCCTTGTCAAATTCCAATACACAACAGTCCTGTTATTATCCGGTTCGCAGTCCTTAACCATACCTACCTCGGTGTTGTTGCCGACAGTGGAGTAGATGGTGTCGCCGTCAAGAGGACATCTGTCAGCATCCCATTCGTCATATCTGACCGGAATCGATGCCTTCCTCTTGTTCTGGTCGACGTTCTTGTCTCCCTCTGTAGTGGTATCGGTGTAGCTGCGGCCTTCGCCATAATAGAGAATGATTTCCTTGTCCTCACCAACTGGAGCATCATCATCGGCAAACGGGTCATCAGGGTCGGCTTTTCCGACGACCTTCCTCACGATCTTGATGATGTGAGGGTATCTTGGGTTTCTGATGTTTTCCTTTTCCATACGCCTTATTTGATGATGTGAGGGAGAGGTTCTCCCCAAGGAGAATAATTCGCCCTCTTTACTCCGTGGGAGGTCACACGGAAGGTGGATTTCTTCTTGAGCATCGAATCAGGCTCCAGCTCTGCATAGATAGCGTTAGCCTCTGCCTTCATCTCGCTCCTGTCGTTGTCCGACATATCATATCCACCTCCCGAATGAGTCCATCCGTTATCGGAATCGGAGGTGTTGTTCACCTTGCTCGGACCAAGAACAAACCATTTCAGCATGTCGGCATAGGCAAGCCTTACCTTGTCCTTGTCGCAGGCTTCGAGGTCGATGCCGTTTTCAAGTTCCCTGTCGTGCATGATGCCAAGCAGAGCCTTCATCGGCATCTCGAACTTCACCTTATTAATAAGGTAGTCGTTCACAGTGTAAATGTTCATCTCCGAATCCATAGTCATACAATCTAGTTACGTTAAGAAATTAACCCTTCTTGGTAATGTCGATAATCCAACGGTAAGGAGAATCGAGCATAGCAGGAACAGAAGCGAGGAACAAGTCTGTTTTGAACTCCTGGTAGAGACCGTTCGCGGTAATCATGTTACGCAGCAAGCCAAGCTTGTTGTTGGTCTGCGCCCAAGCCACATCAATGAGCTTGTTGCCAAGGGTGTCAAAGATACGCTTGTCAAGGATCTCCTTACGCATGAAACGCAAAGGCTTGCCAGCAGGACGAAGAACAACTGTTCCGTCTGCCCAACCACGAATCTCTGTAACTGTGCCATCGAAGCGCTTGTTGTGCTCAACCTCATCGACAATCTCGATAGGAGAAAGACCGTTGAGGTCAACAACAGACTTCAAGAACATTGCGTTGTTTGGACCGTAGTTCTGCAAAACTGCCACAAAGTTAGCGTTCGCCCAGCTCTTGTACAACTCAGCAATCTGCTTGTTCTTCAAGAATACGTTATTGTAGTCGTTCTTGGTCATCTGCCATACGAGAGGTACACTGCGGTACTCGATGTTCTCCTTGCGCCAATCCTCCTCAAACTTGCGCATCTGCTCAAGTAAGTCGCAGTTTGGATCGTTCCAGGCAAGCGTACCCGCCTTTTTGAAGTTCTTCTTTGGAACCTTTGCGTCATACAGAGGCTCCTGGATACCACGACCAATCTTGTCGTAGTCGATGAAACCTGTCGAACTCAACTGAGCTGACATGTAGGTCATAGTCATGTCGAGTGAGTCGTACAATACCTGTACCTTGTCGAGGTAAGCATCAACCAGGTCAGCGTCGTTGCCGAACTCATCCTGGAGAAGCTTCATCTTGTGGTAACGCTCGGTCGCAGTCTCACGGAAGCCGTCAGCTGCGAAGTCTGGAATTGAAGCGGTGTACCACTCAATACCCTCATGGTCGTTCTGATAGCCCTCGCCGAGAGGAGCACGGAGGTTCATCAAGGTTGCAGGGTTCAATGTACGTGTGCGAACCTTGAAGGTTGCATCACCATTGTTAGATGTAGGGGTGAGATCTGGATCAATGTCACCCTGTGTCAGATACCAGCCGTTGTTACAGCGAAGTACGCCGTCACGATTGACGAACTTCTGAAGGTAAGTGTTGTTACCCTTACCAGTGAAGAACTTCGCAAGCTGCTCGACACCAATATCAATTTTTGCCATAATCCTGAATCAATCTTTTTACGTTATACAATAGGTTAAATGTGCCAGAACTCTGGGTAGAGTGACTTGTTCATCGCCTTAACAGCAGGAGGAACAGGACCCATGCGGTCAAGCCACATAACGCAGTCTGGATTCAACATACAGAAGTTGACGTTTGTACGAGGCTTGTGATACTTGTCGCCGCCGGCATCGAAATAAGGGAAATCGTTGTCGCTCGGAGCAAAGCAGTTAGGGTTGGTTACCATTGGCAGCACGCTCGCGCCTGCCTTCTCTGCCTCCACCAGCACGTCGCCAGCGCTCAATGCGCCAAGCGCCTCCGAGAGGGTCAGCTTCCATACGTCGCCTACCGATGTGTCGGTGGTTGCCTCCACGGCGGTCACGGTCACACCCTTTGCCTTTGTCTTGAAGTCCTTCTGACCGACCATGATGGTATCGCCAGGGAACGGGATGTGAACGAATCCGTTACGAACGATGTAGATGTCTGTGTCTGTAGCCGCAGTAGTAGCCTTTGCCACGCCGTAAGCCTTCAGAATCTTGATTGTAGCACCAGGACCTTCGTTGCCTGCTGTAAAGCCAAGATCGTGCTCAATCAAGTCGCCGGCATAAATCTTAGCCTGACCCTTGAATGGGTTGACGAGCTTACCACCAATAGGTGGGTGAACGAAGGCATTCTTGACAAGTGCCTCAAGACCGGCAAACACGTATCGGGTTCCGCCGACCTTACCTTCTGTCTGAACGATGGTTGCGCCGTGGCTAAGCATACCACGAGTACCCATCTGTTCCATGTAGGAAATAGAAGTGTTGTCCATAATCTTTTTACCTTTTTAAAATTGTTATCCTGAAATTACTTCTTGTCTCCACCGCCGAATCTCTTCTTTCGACGCTCGGCCACTTCTTCCATAAACTTGTCATCATCTGTGGACGTGCCTCCGCTAGACGTGCGACTGCCTTTTGCAGGAATACCGTTTTCTCCGGTAGCCTCCTTGTACTCTGCGGTGTAGATTTTCTCAGCCTTAGAAACCAGGTCGTCGATGTCGACATCTTCGTCCGGAATCTCCAGCTTTGCGATTGCAGCATTGAGGAAGTAGTTCTTCATTTCAAGGTTTGCCTTGTCGAACTTATCCTTCAAACCTGCCTTTACTGACTCGATGGTTGCCTTCCTTGCAGCCTTCTTGTCTCTTTCTGCGTTAGCCTTTTCGAGAGCTTCAAGTTTCTCAAGCAGCTTGGAGTATTTGTCGTCAGGATCGTCACCCTTTTTAGCCTCCTTGCGCTTACGCTCCTCTTCCTCTTCCTTCTTCTTGCGTTCAGCTTCTTCCTTGCTCTTCTTTACCTCGTCAGAGATATTCTTGTGCAAGTTGCCGTTGATACGCTTCAGACGGTTTGCTAACTTGGTAACCAACTTGGAATTTGCTTCCTCGTCATCACCGAAATCTTCCAAAACATCATCAAGTTCCTCATCGATGGTCTTTTGGCTAAGTTCTTTGAACTTGGTGGTATCAACCTCCTTGTTCACTAATGCTAAGAGTTCCTCTCTTGTCATGTTGTTTTTTGATTAAAAATGTTATCCCGAAAGTGGTCCCTCCACCTCGAAAACGTATAAATATACCTTTTATTTTGCAAATATATGAATAAATATGCAATTATCAAAGAAAAATTGTATATTTTTGCAGTATTAAATGTATATTTATGCAGAAAGATGTGTTTTCAGGATTAAAATTGGATAACGGAGAGCCTATTTACACTCAAGAGTATATCCAATCATTAAGAGACGCCGACAAGAAGCATCCCGACAAGCTGAAGATTATAGCTCAGCGTGGCGGTCAGGAACGCATGCTGTCTATAGACGCTGATATTAAGATAGTTGGCGGTTCGCGAGGCGGCTCAAAATCGTTCTCTTCCCTAATGGAAGTTCTGAAGGATATTAAAAATCCAGATTTTCATGCAACAATTCTTCGTAACGAAAAAGACGACTTACAGTCCTTAGTGACAGACTCTTATAAATTGTTCTCCCAATTTGGAACTTACAATAAGTCACAAAATGATATGACCTGGAACTTCGATAACGGAGGATGGCTCAAATTCTCGTACTATGCTGGAGCCTATCAGGACTTCAAGACACGATTCCAGGGTCGCCAGTATGCCTACGTTTGCATCGATGAGGGTACTCAGTGCCCATACAAGAAGTTCAAGTACCTCTTGACCAACAACCGAAATGCAGCGCATATCCGAAACCGCTTCTGGATTACCTGTAACCCAGACCCGGAATCTTGGGTGAGAAAGTTCATTGACTGGTGGGTTGACGAGAACGGCTACATCATACCGGAACGGGACGGAGTTATACGATACTGTTTCATGGACGGAGATACGCCTGACTCAATCTACTGGGGTAACACGAGAGAAGAGGTGTACGAGCAGTGCAAGGGCATTATTGATAGCCTTTGGAAGGACAGCTATGAGGAACTTGGTTATACAAAGCTCGAAATGTTCATCAAGTCGGCAACATTCGTTCGCGCTGACGTATCAGAGAACATTAAGCTTATCTCTACCGATGCCTCATATCTCGCCAACCTTGCCCAACAGGACGAGGAACAGCGTATGCGAGACCTGGAGGCCAACTGGAACTGGAAAGCTGCCGGCGATGACATGATCAAGATGGAAGACCTTGATGAAATCTACGACAATGCAGAACAGATAGGAGATGGAAAACGCAGAGCTTCTGCCGATATCGCATTCACCGGAGGCGATAACTTCGTAATGTGGCTTTGGGAAGGATGGCATTGTAAAGACTTGGTTGTTTTGAGGCTGGACCCTAAGACACTCGTTTCTGTAGTTGAGGCCAAGCTGAGAGAGTGGGGTGTCGAGGAATGTAACTTCACTTACGATATGCAGGGAATCGGTCAGTACTTCAAGGGATTCTTCAAGGATGCCGTCCCATTCAACAACCAGGCAGCACCTATCGCTAGGAGTCATCAGGAAGAAGAAGGAATCAAATACCTCTATAAGGATTTGAAGTCTCAGTGCGCATGGTTGTTCTATAAGATGATAAAAGAGAAGCAGATTTCCATCGACTCGGCTCTGCTTGAAAGAAAGTATTCAGGAAACGGATTTGACAAGGTTCCTCTCAGACAGATTCTTCAGAAGGAGCGTAAGATGCTCAGACGTGACGAGAATAGTGATGATAGGGGATTCAAGCTATTACCTAAGAAGATTGCCAAGAAATATGTCGGGCACTCGCCTGACTTCTTTGAATCTTGGTTCTACGTAATGATATTCAGTTTAACAAAAAAGAAAAATAAAAAGGTAAAAGGATTATGGATGCTATCAAGGTAACAAATTTCAGAAAGATTCTCGTAAAGAAGCCTTTCTTTGAACTCACGCCAAAGGGGTACATGACCCACGATGGCTATTGCAGGAACGAGGTGTCCGATAATGAAGACCCTCAGATGCCGCAAGATACATTATACAGAGTGGTTAAGACTCAGAAGGACTTCCTCCGTGAGTTCTATCCTACGTCCCACAAAATCTTCGACAAGGATCTCTACCCTGACATCTGGAGAAAGAACCCGGAAGACGGGAAATGGTATGTCCAGGAGATTCAAAGAACGGCATTTGCTTTCCAGCAGGTTATTCATACGAAACACGTTCTACACATGACAGGTAACGATATTCAGTTCGAGCTTGCCGGTGATCCTGAGATGAAGAAACAGGAAGAGTATATTAATCTCCTTGCCAAGTTCAAGAAGGGATGGTATATGCACGATATGGAGATTCGTCACTATGAGGCTGTAAGTTCGTACATGAAGGTTGCTGAGGCTGCTGTAGTCGGATTCTTCGATAAAAACAAGAAATTCGGTACTCGCACATTGGCTTTCGATAGAGGAGACACATTGTATCCTCAGTTCGACCCTCTTACTGGCGAACTCGTTGTGTTTGCTCGCAAGTATTACGACTTCGATGAGGAAGGCAATGAAAAGATTGAATGGGTAGAGGTGTGGGATGACAAGACATTCTACCGCTTCAAGAAGCAAGTTAACGAAGGCAAGGTCAAGGAGACTATCAAGAGAATTGCCAAGATATTCGGAATCGACGACTACACTTGCGTTGAAGAGAAAGCTCACGGCTTCCCATTTATCCCTGTTGCATACGTAAGAAACGATGACGGTCCATGCTGGTCTGTTGTACAGAAGAACATCGAGGACTACGAGGAAGCTTTCTCTTATCTCTGCGAGAACAACAAGGCTTACGCCTTCCCTATAATGAAGCTGAAGGGCGATGGTGACGACATTACCGTTGTTGGAGATACAGACGGATCGGCTAAGATGATTCAGATTACCGATACGAATGGTGATGCAGACTTCATTAACGGGACAGACGCTTCCGATGCATTTGCGACACAGCTCAACAAGTCGTATGACCTCATCTATGAGCTTTCGTTCACTGTAAAGCCACCGGAGCTGAAGTCGGGTGACCTTCCGGGCGTTGCTATCAAGCTGCTCTATTCTCCTGCCATCGAGGTTGCAGAGAACGATGCTAAGAAGATGCATCCGTTCCTGGATCAACTTGTTCGTATCTCAAAGTATGGTATCGGAGTTGAAGAAAACTGCATGGCCACTATGACCGGTCTTCCTATTCACGCTTGGGTGGAAATCTATGTGCATCAGAACAAATCTGAGATTATCACAAACTTGGCAACGGCTGTTCAAAACGGCTTCCTCTCAAAGCAGACTGCATCTGAGCGTTGCCCAGACTTCCCAGTTAACGATGAATACGACCGTATCATGCGCGAGAAGAAGGAAGAGGATCAGCAGGACCTCCTCATGGATATTCAGCGTGCGGATAACGAAACTCAAAATGCAATCGAGGAGCAGAAAGCTACTGCGAATATTCAGAATGGAGGTAGTGGAAACGTACGTACGGGTCGCGGAGCTGGACGCCCAAATAAGTCAGGAACCAAATGGGACGAGAATCGGAACGCCCCGAATGAGAACAACTGGCAGCACTACAACCAAACCCATTAATAGCCTATGGATGAATTAAAACGTTCTGTCGATTACAGCAGGAAGCGCTTGCAGGCAATCCGAAACTGCGAGGACCATGTTGCAGATATTCTCTGGAAATCGACACAGAAAATAATTGCCGCAAGTAAGCGATACAGAGGTGCGGGCAGGCTCACAAACGAGTCAGCCCTGCTCTCTTACGCCAAGAACGTTACTGCTGATGCAGAGGAGAGTATCAACAGTTACATCTCAGCTTACTCCAAGGTTTCATGCAAGATTCTCGGGATTGACAACGAGAACATCGAATCGTTTCTCGTCAGCGACATCTACGGAAAGACGACATCTGAAAGAAACGCTGTCTATCTCGGAAACTTTGCTGAAGATATTGTAAGGATGATCAAGGCAGGAACCTTGATGGGATATTCAGACCAGCAGCTCCTATCCTCCATCCGAACCGGCTACAAGGACCCATATCACACATCAGTCATCACCAAGGCGAAGAGAAAGGACATTAACATCGATGTTCCTTCTTACGGAAAGGGATACTACAAGAACGCCTATCAGAATATCGTAAGAAACGCTTCTCAGGTGATTGCTTTGGCGTGGGGACAGGCAGAGCAAGAGTATGGGCAGGAGAGTGGAGCTATCGGATACTTCGTTCACAGAGGTTCATCATTTCCTTGCGAGGCTTGTGATAGCCTTGTTGGATATATCCATAAGATAGGAACAATGGTAATTCCCCAACACGTAAATTGTGTCTGCCGTGCCGAGTTTGTTTATAAAAAATAAGTAGTATGATAAATTCTGAATTAAATTTTACTTTAGAAGAGATTCTTCCGAAGTTCCCTAAAGAATTTCAGGAGAAGATAAAGCACTCTGTAGAGCTGCTAAGAAAGGCTGAAAAGCTTGCTCTTGCATACTCGCCGAACGAAGGCTTTTATCTATCGTTCAGTTCAGGCAAGGATAGTCAGTGTCTTTATCACATTGCCAAGATTGCAGGCGTGAAGTTCAAGGCTCACATGGGGCTTACGTCCGTCGATCCACCAGAAGTAATCAAGTTCTGCCGCAAGCACTATCCGGACGTAGATATGATAAAGCCGAAAATCAGCATCTATAACCAGGCCCGTAAGGAAGGCATGCTTCCGACAAGACTGATACGATGGTGCTGTCGAGTCTACAAAGAAGGTATCGGCGCAGGCAATGTTGTCCTCATCGGAATCCGTCACGCAGAAAGCAGACAGCGTTCGGGTAGGAGTGAGGTTGAGATTACCAACCATAAGTACAGCGGCTCTCTTGAAGGTCTTGACGAGTTCCGTGATAAGAGGAACAGTCAGAATCGTGGCAGGCCGACCAATGGTGGCATCCACGAGATTAACATCACCAATGCCAGTGACGAGCGTACCATCGGCTGCATCCGAGGCTACGAATCGCTCCTCATCTCTCCAATCATAGAGTGGACTGATGATGAGGTATGGCTATTCTTGAATACACTCGGTATTAAGCATTGCAAGCTGTACGACGAGGGCTACTATAGGATTGGCTGCCTGTGCTGCCCTATGCACAACTATAAGCAGAAACTTGCCGACTGCAAACGCCATCCGCATATCTATAATAGTTGGATTAAGGCCATCAAGGATATCCAGGCTAGCGGAATGATGATAGACGAAGGATTGTCGCCGGAAGAGGTGTTCGACTATTGGATATACGGCAAGTCTATCAATGTATGGAGAGAACACCGCAGGCAGCAAATGTTGAACTTTTAAATATCAAGATTATGATTGAAGAAACAAAAGGATACACGTTATCCGTCGATACGTACAAGAAGGCGAAGGCTCTCAAAATGAAGGACCCTCGCTATTACATCTATGCAAGCCTCCGTGGCTCAGGTATGCCAATGAGGGATTGTTGGGCCATCGCCTTTCAGGGAGAAGGATTCAACTGGGAGAAGTCTTTCCTTGAAGGAGAGATGAACAAGCTCGAAGCCCAAGAGTCCGTCCAGAAGAGAATAGCAGAGGTACAGGGCAAGAAGATTGGAAACGAGCATAGCGAAGATTTAACCCCGGAACAGCTCGCAAAGGCTACGTCAAAGGAACAGATTCTCAAAGACCTCGTTATCGCCCGCTCAAAAATTAAGAATACATCTTCCAAAGAATGGGCTGACTACACAAAGATGATTGGAGACTTTGCTAAGATTAAGCAGGATGAGCTTCAGACGGAAGATACGACTTGCCATTTTTACCTCCCAATAAATTATCCAACCGGCAAGAATGACTGTTTGTTATTCAAAAATGGACTCTGTAAGGGTGGCAAATAGTTAAATTCGTGTTAAAGTAACTTTGTTTTACTAGAATTTCAACAAAACCAAGTACCTTTGCAAACAATTAATGTTCACAGATTCTTTCTGCTGAGCATAATTCAAATTATTTTGGTTAACTAAGAGGGGCAGTGTCTTCACAGATGCTGCCCCTCGCTTTTTAAAACAAATATATAAGTAGAAGAAAACTTTGAAGTCAATTAAGGATACTTCTCTCCGGTAACCAACTCAAGTATACCCTTAAGCCTATCATTAAGAAGGTCGTCATTGAATACAGGAAGAACACCGTATGGAGGCAGTTTCTTCGTCTCTGCGGCCTCTAAAATGAATTGGAGTGCAAGCACCAGGGAAGTGTGGTCTTGAACGACCTCAAGCAATTTATCACTCATCCTTGCCTCCTTCCTTCTTAATCTGTTCTGCCATCTCAAGAAGAGTCTCGGCATGCTTGTCTCTGTCGATGACCTCCTGAACAGCCTCATCGCTTTCCTTGCGAAGCTGCTCTTCTGTCTTACCCTTGTCGGCAGCAGCGTTTCTTCTTGCAGCCTCACGAGCAATGTATTCGTCACGGAGTTTCAACTTACCTGCCGTGTATTCTGCATCGCCAGGCAACGATGTATCAGCATACATAAGCTGGGCAAATGCCTCGATGATGTTTCCATTATCCTTGGAGAACTCATAATGGTCTCCTACAGCCACAGGAACACATTCATCGAGCGCAGCGTACATTGATGTACCGATAGAGTATTCAATACCCCATGTACCGGCAATGTCCGCAATCTTGATGAAAGGCAGAGAGCCTCTCTGTAAATGCTTCTTGATCTCAGCAGGGATATCCTCTCTGAGTGAAGCAACTTCTTTCTTAGACAAGCTCTTACTGAACTTCAGCACGGTGAAGTGTCTTGTCTTGATAGTCTTTCCAAATGGTAATGCCATGATAACAATATTTTAAAGTTCAACTTTTATTTCCTTATACTCGAAATCTGTGCAAGAAGGATTCTCCTCAGAAGTAAACCTAATCTCATTAGGGTGGTTACAAGCTCCATTCTTGAAGAAGAAGCAATCCTTGCAAGTGTAATCAGTCTGTTCCATGTTCCTTACGTTTTTGATATTCCATCAATGTCAAGATACAATAGTTAGCGCAGTCAAGAAGAGCATCTTCCAATGGTTCATTAGCAACTTGCGCCTCATTGTCCTTCAGCGTCTTGATGCGATTTACCTTCTCTCGTATCTTTCCGTAGCCGTAGTTGATACCAAGCTCATCATACATTTCGGAAAAAGCATTCCCATAATCGTGATTCTTGCGCTTGTAGGTATCGCTCATCTTGTCGGTGATATCCTTGAAGCGGACAGCATCGGTTCTTTCGTTTTGTTTCCCCTTAAGCGGCAACTTGCTCCAATCAAGATTATCGCCGATGATACAATTCTTCCATTCATCCATCAGCTTTTCTGCATATTCGGGATATAAACCATTCTTCTGCAAAATATCTAAATCTACGCGTACATTAGTAATGTCGCGAACGCCACAATAAACACAGTCATTTTTAACAGACTTTACACAAAAAACATCTGTAGGTTCAATCAGTGACATGCAGCATCCTTTCCTTGTATTGACATAATAGAAAAATCCTCCTCTGGTGCGTTCTATACTCTCGCACGGAAGTAAAAACTCCAGCCCTACCTTAATATCTTCTTTCTTAATCATAATCTATTCCTCCTTATCTTTTAGTTCAACGAAATCTCCAATACCCAAACGAGCATTGTTGATGCAAGAGGCAATCCAACCCATCAAGTAGGCAGAAGGCTCGCCGCCGTGTTCCATGCCAGTATGATCCTCGATGGCATCGCAGACGTGAGAAGCTTCATGGCAGCAGTAGTTCATCGACATAACCTTCTGACACGGAAACGAGACAAGAACGCCACGTCTTCTGTCGCTCTTCCTGACAGCATCGGAATACGTAACGCCGCCGTAATCAATATCTGGAGCCTTACATTTGTCAAAGCAGGAATCTATCAGCTCTTTCAGGTCTTTACCGATGTGTACCCAAAGCTTCAAAGGGTAGATTCCGTTTCCATATTCGTAATATCCTTTCTTCTTCATACCTCATCGTTTTTATGTTCTTCCCATCCATGCCTCGAAAAAGCATACCAAGTATCACAAATATCAAGAGCGAGAATGTTGCCTTGGTCAATACAAAAATCGCTATCAAAGCCTTCAATATGAACATACATCACTGCTATAGTATCATAAGGAACGCTACGACCTTCAAGACAAGGGTTTTTAAAATTCTTAGTCTTGTATAAACTTGTAACAATTGGCACTTGAAGAACGTCTGAAATATTCTCAGTGCTAATCTCTATCGACTTCTTAAACTTCTTCATATTCTCAACTATTTAAATTTCTCAAAGTAGAACTCAATTTGTCTATCAAAGTGCTCTTCGATTAAACCATAAGCAAGCGACATCTTTACTTGGAAAGAAGCCTTACCATTAAGCAATCCTTTAGCCTGTCTAGTAATCTCTGAGCGAAATTGTTCCAAACTCATATCACGCTTACGAAGATTACAAGATCTGCAAGATGGCATATAGTTCTCCATGGAATCATCGCCATGGGATACGACAAACTTTCCCTCCTTGTCGCTCCACCGAGAGTAACACCCTCGATTCTTCGGAACAAGATGGTCAACCTGCATATCCTTATACTCTATACTCTTGCCGCAATAAGCACAATGCCCATCGTATTTGCGATATATTTTAAGTCTATCTTCTTTTTTCATATTCTCAACTATTTATGTTTTAAAATAACGCTGACTGCGCTTGTTGTGTAGAGTTTGTGTTGCTTGTAATGAGAGTTACAGCCTTAGAAGAATTTTACGGGCTGACATTCATCGATTAACTTGCGTGCTTCTTTAGCACACTCAGCCACGCATCTCTCGACTGCCTCGGTGATGCCTTGAATTTGCCCCTCACGCATATTGCCGTATTTATCGCAGGTGTCGTTTATTACTTTGTAGAGAACCTGATTTTGTAAAGCCTCCATATAATCTACGTACTCCTTGCAAGTACTGCGCCGAGGTGCTTGCACCCAATCAAGAAAGTCCTTCTTCCAGTCTTTCCATGTTTTGATTTTTATTACTATCATTGCTGTTTATATTTTTTATTTGTTATTCTTGTGCCCTATATGATATTTGTTGCATATCCTACACCGATACACCGCCATACCTTGTGCCCGTAACTTCGGATTATGATTCAGAAACTCCCAAGCATCATCCTCTGTCTCATATGCGACCTTCGCCTTCCAAGAATGAACCTTCTTAGTCCAATGTTCGGGGTCTGGTTTGAACGGCGGCACTTTGTTCGGATTGTGATGTCTTCTCATAGGCACTTGAATGAAACACTGTTCAACGTTCTGTTCACTGCGATCTCCCTCTCGTTACACATGGTCCTCATGCACTCCAGGGCATCATCGCGGACAGCAGTCATAATCTCCTGCATTGAAGCGGTGGCCGGAACCATATTCTTCTCGGCCTTAAGATTCGTGATACGGGAGATAATCTCCTTGATATATTCCTTGTCTATCATAGAAATCTGTTTTATAACCGTTAATCGTCAGGCTGAATGAAGCTCTCCGGCTGCTTGATGTCCTCCTCACCACGCAATTTATTCTTCACGTCATTGATGAGAAGCTCCTGCTTCAGGTCAATCATCTGCGCGCCGTACACCTGATAGGTCATTCCGCCCTGTGACCTCTTCTTGAAGAAGCCGTACTTGTCGCTCATATCACGCCCGAACTTCTGAATCGTAGGGATATCCTTCTCCTCGACATCGTTTGCCTTGCAGAACTCGACGAACCTCTCGTACATCTCCTTGGCAAGCATGCATTCCGAAATCTCGCCCCTCGCCTCTTGGCTGCACCTCATATCATACGCCCTTATCCAGGCATAGATAGGATTGCTTCCGAGAAGGGAGATAAGCAGCTGTCTCCTGCTGCCCTCCGCTGCCGGGAACCTGTACTTCCTGCTCCTCAGCTCCATCGCGCCACGGAATATCCAGTTGAACACTCCGCTCAGCTCTTCACGGATGATCTTGCTCGCAAGCTCCGGGTCCTGCCTCTCCTTAGGAATGGTAACATCGAAGCTCACGTACTGCAAGCGCCTGATGAATCCGAGCGACGCATCATCAGGGAACGGAAGCTCATTGAGATTGAAGATGAGGTAGGGGATTGAGTTCCCCTCCAAGATATCCCTGCCAAGCTTTCTCATCGGGACGGGCTCGCCGCTCACGAGTCTCTTGAACATACCGGTGTTCTTCCTTCCGAATTTCTTCGGGTCGGAATCGGAAGACCAGTTGAAGATGGCGTTCCTGATAGGATACCTTCCCCTCATTCCCTCGTCTCCGTCAGCAGTGAGGTCGGCGTAGTCCATCTTGCTTATCCTGTCCTTGCCGAATATGTTGCAGGCAACGTCGAAGATGACACTCTTTCCGTTGGCTCCCGTACCTATAAGGAGAAGACAGAGCTCAATCTTCGATGATTCCTTCCCCTCGTACGGATTGTATGCAGTACCTCTCTGTATGAGACCGAGACCGAGGAACATCTGGAGGATCATCCTCGACGTCCTGTCTGGGAGGACCTCCTTGATGAAGTTCATCCACCTGTCGCACTTCGCCTTCGGATTGTAGTCGTATGGGTGGTAGTATGTGACATGGTACTCGGGAGAGAACGGCATCACGTTCGGATACTTCAGACCGCTTCCGAAGTCAACCACTCCGTTGGCGAATGCAACGATGTCGAAGGTAGGTCTCAGTATGTTGTAGCACTCTATCACCTCCATGAATGACTTGTTCATCACCGTACTGATGCCGAGCATCGGAGCCATGGCCAGGTCGAGAAGCAGAAGCTGGTAAGCCTGTTCCAAAACTATCTTCGGAACAGCTTCGTATATCTTGCCGTTGAACATGTAGTAAGCACCGTTGTAGTACTTCACCGGAGCCTTCTTCGCCAGACGTCTCATTGACCTGATGAAAGTAGACTTCAGCTTGTTGTACTTATCAGAGTTTGCCTTACCCCAGTCCTGGCAACGGAGCGCTTCGAAGCCGTACTCGTCATGCCTCAAAAGGTCTAGCAACTGAGCGTGCAATGTGTCTATAGCAATACCATTTTCCATTTATGTACAATAATAATATTAATTTTCCGTTATTGTGTAGGATAAACCCCGATAAATAGGGGCTTTCTGAAGGATAACACGTGTCAGGTCGTCCTTATAACATGTCGTCTATAAAATATCGACAATACAAAGATACAGATAATATCCTGAATATCCGGTAAAACCCTAGTAAATAAAGGGTATAAATATACATTTTAGGTATACATTAAATGAAGGATAGGTATACATTTATGGTTTGGTCTGCAAAGTAAGAGTTTATGCTATCAAATGTTAATAAATAACGGATGAATGAATATGCATAATTATCCTTTATGGTAGGAAGTAATTAAACTTTACAAAAAGGCTGAAAAATCGGAAGAAAAAATTTTTAGATGAGGTGACTACCGCGCTGGTTTATAGCTGCAAAGGGGGTGTGGGGGTGTTTCTTCTGAAATTATTACATTTTGTGTCGGTTTATATAGTGTAAACCATCGTGAAACAATGTTTTTGTAATTATTTTAAATTGTCGGTTTATATTTATAAAAAATTTACGTAACCAATTAATAATCAATACTTTATAACTCTGTTTATATTCATTTTCTTGCATAATTATCCATTATCAATAAAGCGTGAAACACAAAAACTTATTACAAATTACTTGAGTGAAAAAATGTTACATAATAACGTACTGGTTAAATGTTAAAATATTAACATTTAGTTTTTATATAGTTAGATATATAGAAGTAAAACGTAATATATTGACACTTTGCCATAAAGTGTTAAAACTTATAACTATCTATATATCAATATGTTACAACGTCTTTAAAGGTTGATTTTTAACATAAAAAATTTGCTTTTATCAATAAATTTTCGTACCTTTGTAGTACAAAAAGAAAGAGATAGGACACTATCTTATAAGTAACATTTAAACAATTTAGGTGTATGAAAGAATTATCTGTAAAGGGTGCTCAGGGCTACGAGCACGTAAGTACTAAGGTTGCTAGTTATGTAACCGAGTGCAAAGGTAGCGCAGTTTTAGCGCAGAGTCTCGAAGTGCTTAATAGTTACCGCAAAAAGCTATTAAGCGAGTGCAAAGATAGCGAAGTAGTAAGCGCAAAGAAAGAATTAGAGAAAGCACGTGCTAAGTACAACAAATTAGCAACAAATTACGTGCTTTCAGATGAAAGCTATTGCAATTTGCAAACCGAGTGCGTACGTAGCGCAGTTAGCGAGTTTTCACGCAAGCATAAACTACCTAATTTCTTTGCTTGGTTTGATAACAACGGCAAAGACAAACAAACTACTATTATAGATAGTTTGCAACGTTTGGGTAGTAAATTGTGTTCTTTGCACCAAGCGTTTACAAGTGGTGCAAAGGTAGCAAAGAAGAAGAGTGAAAGCATAACAGACCTGCAAAAACAGATAGCAGAACTGCAAGCTAAACTTGCAGCAGCGCAAAAGTAACACAAACAAGGTAGCTAGAGAAATCTAGCTATCTAGTTTTTCCTACTGGCTATTTGATAGGTAGCCAGTGGGAAATTTTACTCCAGGTTTTTCAACTTGGAGCGGGTCGTCGTGTCCTTATTTTCCCCACACAATTTGGTAAACCTTGTCGTGGTGTGTGGGCTTAACTCAGAGAGAGAATTTATTCTCCCTCAGGGGACTAATTGCCAAAATTCAAGAGAAGTATCTCAGTAAATCGAGAGTGCGAGAGGCACACCGAGATGGGAGAGAGTAACGTGTTACTCAGAGACATCCATCCGAGAGATACGCAAAAATTCCTGGCGTGAGCGTCGAATGAGATGAGACGGCACGACGGCTAGGGGATTTGTATCATCTAGCGAGATGAGAGTTTATAGAAAGAAATCATAATTCATATTCTATTCGGTGTTGTGAGCCGTTCGGGAGTGGTTACCCGAGAAATCCCAGTGTGTGCAATCACGATTGCAGCGTTCAAGGTACACACTATCCACGCTGACTGAAATCGGTTGCTTGTCATCCGTGCGAGATTTATCTCCTCAGAAATAAACAAGCTGCTGGCAGAAGCATAAAATCTGTAGGGTGTGAGCCACGTAGTTAAGACGATAAAGATAAAACGTGGTGCAAAGATGCACATCCTGGCTAACGGGGCGGGGAGAAATCTCCGCTCTACAATTATGAACCATTTAAATATTAGAATTATGAAAGAACAGATTTTGAAGAAGATAGGAAAGACGCTTGTACGTATTAATGTAACAGACCAGAGTGCAGAGGATGCCTACGATGAACTCGTTAACAGCAGCCCTCGCCTGTTTGGCATGCTTTCCAGTATCTACAGACTGAATGATGAAGAAGAAAGATTCGCTTGGTCTGCCGGCATCGCCTAAAATCTCCCTACGCTTGTAGGGAACAATAACCAAAAATATTAGAATTATGAGTACGCTAAGAGTTAAATGCCTCGATATGTGCGAGGTTGAGAGTATCATTGCAGATGCTCAGGAGATTTTGAGTCACGTAGAATTCGGGTCGCTAAATAATGGTGTGCTTACATTATTCTGCGTGGCGTGAGCCTAAAAATCTGTAGCCAGTACGATAATTGTCGTGTGTGGCTACGGAACAATTACCAAAAAAATATAGATATGAAAGCAAGACAGATTATTTATTCAAGTACGATAACTGTGCTTGGATTTATTCAGAGTGCGCCGGCATTCATTTGCTTGGCAAGTACGATAATTCTCCTGAATGTGCTTGGAATTCTTTACGGAATTCTGCTTGTGTATATTTGGAGCAGTACGATTATTGGCAGGCGGTTCTTCAGAGAGCTGTGGCGATCCACACTCCGCTTGGAGAATTTCATCCTGCCTGGAGTGTGAGAAATTTGTCAAGTACGATAATTGTGCTTGGAAACATTTAGCTAAATTCTGCTTGGAGAAATCTAGGCAGTACGATAATATAACCAATTAAGCAAAAGAATTATGGAAAAGAGAATCAGCAAGGGCGTGCTGTCAGCTGCGCTCATATTAGTTACAAGTTTCGTGTGTGGCATTATTGCTATCGCAGGATTTCTGCTTGGAGATTTTCAAGCAGTGTTATATTCTGCGGTTCTTGAAATGTGCGGTCTATTCATTATCTGCATAATGATAGATGCTATTCAGCAGCAGATAGAGGATATCTGTGAAATGTAGCCAAAATTACCGCTTGGAGATATTCGGGCGGTATCTAGTATTAACCAATTAAATTACAGAATTATGAAGAAGAATATTTTCGTGGCATTGTTTGCCGTAGTGTGTGTTGCATTAGTAGTTGTTTCAGTTACTCTGTATAATTGTCACAGAGCAAACGTGATGTTAAGGAAAACTGTGATAGCTCAGGCTAACGAGATTTCAGAGCTTAACGCCAGTTACACAGCAGAGGGCACTACGATGTTCGTAGGTCTCAGAAAGTAGCCAAAACAGAGAGGAGTTTCCGCTCCTCTCTTCTATTAACCAAATTATTAGAGAAATATGGATAGAATATTAAAGCAAGATTTGAGCAAGAATGAGGTTATAGACCTCTTGCGTGGAATGGACGCACAGGAAGTTGAGGGAAATTTCTCTGTACGTCGTGTCCTGATCAATACACAGGCGTGTGACGTATTCGGTGGAGAACCTGAGGACTCTTATCCTCTCATCCCCGGTACGTACATGGCATTGTATTACAAGAGTATTGCCGGAGACCCGTATCCGCTCTTTGAGAGAATATGTGAAAACATAATAAATGACGAGAACAAGAGCCAGACTCTCCTGAATGGCGATGGCATTATTCTGATTTTCCTGCTCAACAAGTACGAGTAGCCAAAAATGTGCTCAGGCATTTTCCTGGGCATACTATGTAGAACCATTAAACAAATTGAATTATGTTAGACAGAAAATCACAGAAGAATTTTGAGCGTGCGCTTATGCATGAGATGGAGAAGATCAAGATAGCAGCGCGCCAGTGGCATAGCAACAATACTAAGGGCTACAGAGATTATCGTAGCAAGAAAACTATCTCCAAGAGCTTCTCTGAGATAGCGGTGCTGTGCATGAGCTGAAATGTGCGTGGCGATTGTCACGCATACTATTCACCAATATTTAAGAATTATGATAGATGAAGAATACAAGGAGAATGTAGAGTACATACTCTCTACGATTTTGCCTAAGTTGCAGGAAATCCAAAAAAAAGTATTGAAAAATCAATCAAGACTGAGCCTTGATGTTAGCGTTAGCAATAAAAACGGCGAAGGGTATATAAGTTGTTTTGCCTGTGTCATGAATGACATGGGAGAAATAACGGATACTTGTTTTCCACGTTTCATCTGCGTATGCAGCAAAGAGGAGATTGACGAGCGGCTCAACGAGCTTAAAGAGTTCATCAAGAAGTACATAGCCTGAAAATTGAGGGAGTTTTATCTCCCTCTCCTATAAACCAAAATGTAGAATTATGAGTAGATGGGTACAATTTTATCACAATATTAACAAGTTTGACCTTGTGAACATGAGATTCACCGATGAGGTGAGCGTTGTGGAAATGGTGGGCATGGATTCTGTCATGCCTATTGACGACAGATTGAGTCTGTCATCCATACGTGATATAGTACAGAAGAAAATCAAGAGTATGAAGAACATCGAGAGTTTTGATCCTTGTGCGTTCTCCATCCTCACCGGCAGTTCTATTCTGAATTCTTCAGAAAGTCCGGTGTACAATCTCTAGCCAGAACTGGGCAGTACGATAATGTGCTGCCTGCTATTAACCAAAACAGAATATATTATGACAGCAGAAGAAAAGACTCAGCTAGAGAAGCTTATAGAAAAGTATTTGAAAGAAGATGCTTACAAGCCACGAGGATGGGGAGAGAGAGCCGCAAGGAAGTTTCTCAGCGCATTAAATGGCGAGTGGCTTCTTACGTACAGCTTTAGACCAGACCCGGCGTAGTTATTTGCTACGCCTTCTATTATTAACCAAATCAAAATTAGAATTATGACAGACGGAGACAGAAAGTTCCTTGCCAGGCTCGTAGCGAGTCACAAGGCAGTTATCAGCGAGGAGTGCAGACGCAAGAACCTCGACAAGAGCGAGTATTTCAGACGCGTAGCGCGTGCAGACAAGAAGGCTCAGGAGATTGAGCAATCGTGCATGCGACCTCGCAAGTTCTAGCCAAACATTCTGTGCAGTCTATCTGCACAGAAGCCATGTTAAACCATCAAAATTAAAGAATTATGGAGAAAATGACACAGAAAGAGTTGAAGAGACTCGTTAGAGTAGGAGCTGCCAAGGATATAACACACAGTTCAAGCCGTGCAGCCATCCCGGAAGAATATAGTCAGGTAGGCTATTCTTCCGGTGTGTACGGATGCAACGGAATGCTGTTCCGTGGTCACAGCGGAAAGCTGTATGCTATTTGTGCAAGAACTTCGGCTATCTACATTTTTTAGCCAAAATTACAGGCAAGCGTATGGTTCGCTTGTCTGTTTCTATTATCAACCAAAATACAGAATTATGAATATACAGAAAGTATGGGATGCGTTTATCAAGGAAAATGATAATCCATCATTCGTAAAGATGGCATATGCCGTAGTAGAGCAGCTTGGCGGTGTTAATGAAGACACACTGCTTAACTCTCTCGATAGTTGCAGAAATGCAAATGACGGGTACACTGGATTCTGTTATCTTTATCAGACAAGCAAGTTCTGGAATGAGAACAAGGACGCCATCATGGAGAATATGCATGAGCTTGCAGATGATTTGGGAGAAGACCTTATCACGATGATTAAGGGCTTCGGGAATTTCAAGGATGACAAATCTGTCACCTATGATGCTATCGGCAAGGCTCTGTATGCTCCTTTTAACGAGGGCGAGAGCAGAAATATCTACGACACATTTGCAAAGTATGCACTGGAAGAGGTTGCGAATCGATTCCAGGACTGGTGGTACGATCAGGACGAAAGCGATTTCGGTGATTAGCCAAACCAATCCTCACTCTTGCGGGTGGGGATTTCTATTAACCAACAATTACAGAATTATGAGTGATTTAGAGAAAATCCTGAATGACGATTTGCTAAAGTGCGAAATCGTTGATTCAGCAGAGAACGAGGTAAGACGTGTGGACCTCATCAAGTGGACGCACGACAATTCATTCTCTATTGCAGAGGTACGCAAGGATACCGGTAAGCTGGAGGTCACAGACTTGAAAGCTGCCAGTGGTCTTGAGGCATACAAGCATTTCTACAGAAATTATGGCGACATTGCCATATGTGGCTAAACCTCCCCACGATAATGTGGGGAACCATTATGAACCATTAAACAGATGAATTATGGAAAAGAATATTTGGGAATATGTTATGAACAGCAAGGGTGAGGTTATCGAGAAAGTAGCCGATTATATAGGTGTGGAAAGCTTCGCCAAGACAATCGAAGGCCTCTATCGCGAATGCCTGGAGAATTTCGATGACGCAGAAGACATGGAAGAATACATTGCTGATTTGTACGGAAAGAATATCCAGTCTCTTGCATGGAATTTTACTCTCGAAGCAAACAGAGAGATGAAGAAATATCTCCATCTTCCTGACCAGCACATGAATGGTAATTTCGCTGATTTGTCTATGGATTATCCTAAGCACGTTACAGGTGTTTGGTGGGCATCAGACTACGATGGCGACGATTACTACGATTTGTATCCTCAGATGGTAGCCAGACTTGATGCCGCAGAGGACAGCGAACAGGCTAACGAGGATAGAGAATATCTTGAAGAGTGGTATTTCGAAGCCTTCGGTACATACAACATCAAGTACAATTTCTCGAACGAGCTTGAAGAGATTCACTCCATGATGGAGGAAGATTACGAGGAAGCCTAACAATATCCCCTAGCATGGGGATATTCAATGTTAAACCATTTAAATGATATTAGATATGAGTTACGAATTTGCTAAGAAAGAGATTGGTGATTACAGAATCACCATTTACCAGGATGAGGATGCCGAATGCCCTTGCACAGAATGGGATTTGGTGGGAGTTTACTTCTGGGACTATTCTGATTACGGATACAACAGGGAACTTTCTCGTGGTTGTAGCAGTGAAGTCGACGCTGAAAATGCAGAGGCTGCCTTGAAAGAGCTTGTCTGCAAGTATGTTCCACAAAAGAAGATTATCAAGTATATCAATAGTATGTTTCATTGCGATCATCTGTGTCTCGAATACGACAAGTCGTGCCACATGTGGAGTTTTGAAAGAAAATCAAGATTCAGCATCGGCAAGAACGAGTGGTACAACATCAGAGATTTCACTCCTAACGAACTGAAGAACGAGGATGTTAGGGATGAGCTTACAGAAGAGCTTGAAGAAGATGATTTTGTTAATCTCCTAGAAGACTGCAAGGATATAGCATTCTACGAGTGGTCTTCCAGTGGATATAGCCAGGGAGATTATGTTAGAGGATATGCCTATTGCGACAAGGAGCGCTTCAAGAAGATGGTGGATACGAATACCAAGAACTGGAAGAATCGTGCCATCGAGCTGTTTGAGAGCGAAGTCAAGAATATTGGTATGTGGATGTGGGGTGATGTAAAAGGTTACGTCCTAGAAAAGAAACGCCCGTATACAAAATCGTACGAAGACGGTAAATCTTCTGATTCCTACGAGTGGGAAAAGATTGATTCCTGCTGGGGAGAGTACTACGAGGACTCTGACGAGCTGATTAAAGACGCTCTCGAAGAGAATGGAATCAAACTAAAAGAAACAGCCTAACAAGGGGAGCTTGCATGCTCCTCTTCCATTAACCAATTAAATAGAATTATGGGAAAGATTACAATTTCACAGAAGGGAAGTAGAACTATCTACAGAGTGAACAAAAAAATCGTGTGCTATCGTGACGGGCACAAGTATTGTGTGGGCAAGCCATCATCTGGCAGCACCCATATCGAGTTTGATGCCTTATCCGAGAATATTGCACACGAGAGATGCATTGAGATTTGTGAGCGTAGAATCAATGCGGAGATGAAGTATCAGAATCCTGTCGCATACAACGCCCACAGAGTATTGAACGCATTAGCCTAAAAGATAGCCTCCGGGCTATCACTATTAACCAATTAAACAAAGAGAATTATGACACAAGTTAATTTAGGAACTCGCACGGCAAATTTACGTGCAGCTTATAGCGATTTGAAAGATGGATATACCATTATCGTTGGGAAACTAAAGATGTGGATATACACTTGTAAAAGATGCGGTCCGTCGTATGGCAAGGATTATATAGCCTGCGATCATTATGGTGGGCAGTGGGCAATAGGAGTAAATTTCAAGGATTTTACAGACCAAATGCGTAAATTTGGAGAAGGAAAACTTGCTTACAACAAAGAGTGGTAGCCTAAAAACGGAGGGAGCAATCCCTCTGACATTATTAACCAACAAATTATGAGATTATGAATATAGCGATTTTAGATTATTCGGCATCAGAAGTAAGACTGATTAAGAACTGCCCGGATTCATGGGAAGAAGAGCAGATTGAGGAGTATATCTACGGAGAAGACGGACTCGACCTCAGTGAAAGCAGTACATACTACATGTGCGGTGATGCGGTCAGTATCAAGCAGGAAGAATACAAGCCATAAAAGCGGAGCGTCATGGCTCCGTACTATTAACCAAATTATTAAAGATTATGAAGAGATATTACGTATCAGTCACAGAACATTTGAACAAGGTAGTCAGCGTTGATGCTGAGAGTGAGAATGAAGCCGTACAGAAAGTGCAGGATGCCTATAATAATAGCGATATTATTCTTGACGCTGACAATTTCTCAGGTGAGGTTATCGAGATCGAACCAGATCAGGAGTACTGGAGAGAATCCGAAGAAGATGACAGCGCAGCACTCCAGCACATCGACTAGCCAAACGGGGAGAGCAATCTCCCTACCAATAACCAAAACATTATAGATATGAAGAATTTAGGAATAATGGACATTTGCATGATTAAGCATGGACTGGCGGCATTGATAGCCAACGAGAAAGTCACTCTTAAAATCGCAATCAAGAAAGACGACAAAGAGCAGATAGAGAGAAGTAACTCATATATTGATGAGGTAAATTCGGTTATCAGAAAACTAAACTCGTAGGAACCATGGAGAAAATCAAAGTAGGAATGAGAGTGTACTGTGACATACATTCTCAGTCAAAGGAGCACATCGTGACTCACGTTTCAGAGAAAAGAGGATTCGCGGGAATTGATAACGAATACTGGTGGCCCATAGACCAGTGCTTCCCCTGCGATGAAGCAACATTGCCTAAAAAGCGCAGCTAAGGACTGCGCACAATAACCAAAACATAAGAATTATGAATGAAGACAGAATCCTAGAGATGTTCTTCGAAAAAGCCAGATGGCAGTATGCTATCGAGAAAGGCTTATTCAAGGACATGGACAAAGCAGTAATGTATCAGCTGACAGAGCCAAAGGCTCGTCTAGCTATGTATCAGAGGATCAAGAGCGGTAATTACAAGATAATGCCGCCTCATACGGCAAAGATTCCTAAAGACAACGGAGATTTCCGTACTGTCTATGTGAATGAGCCTGTAGATAGAATCCTTTTGAGTATAGCAAACGACCTCTTGTTCGAGCTGATGCCAGAGATGGTGCATCCACGCTGTACGTCATACCAAAAGGGTATCGGCTGCGGTCGTGTGGTGCAAGATGTGTCTCGGATAATATACTCGGCAGAGGGAAAAATCATCGGATGGAAAGGTGACTTCTCCAAGTACTTTGATTCTGTGCCTATTCGGTTCATCGACTGGGCATTTGACAAGGTAGAGGAGAAGTACGGAAAATCTGCGCTGATAGATGTCATTCGTGACTACTATCACACAGATATCTATTTCGATGAGGACAACAACCTCTGCGAGAAGTATCAGTCCCTCAAGCAGGGATGTTCTGTTGCTGCATGGCTGGCTGATGTCATTCTCTATCATCTTGACGACAAGCTATCTAAGCTTAACGGATATTACGTCCGCTATTCAGATGATACGCTGTTTGTCGGTGAAGACTATGAGAAAGCTATGGATATTATGAAGAGCGAACTGGAGATGATGCAGATGACGCTCAACCCAAAGAAGGTTGAGTATCTTGACGCTAATCACTGGTTCAAGTTCCTCGGATATTCCATCAAGGGTCACAATATCTCTCTGTCGTCCACACGTATCAAGACCTTTCAGAAGGAGATTGAGAAGAGGACGATAAAGAAACGTGATACCACGATGACAAAAGCCGTTAATGCTGTAAACAGGTATCTCTACAAGGGGTACTGCGATTATTCCTGGTCGACTCAGGTTCTTCCGGTCATTAACGTGAAAGAGGACATCGACAAGCTCAACACCTTCGTCATGGACTGCATCCGTGCGGTCAAGACAGGCAAGAGAAAGGTCGGTGGTCTCGGATACGTGAAGACTCAGGCTGTAGGTTGCATAGACCGAGGTCGTGGCAGGAACGTGAAAGCCAACAGGAGTAAGACAGAGAGCGAAATCAAGGGGTATCTATCAATCGGTTGCGCACAGAATGCCTTGCGGACGAGCAGGGCAGCGTACAACACATTGGTGAATACTTTGTAGATGAGCATCCTAGCGCAATGATTTGCCGGAATGAAGACACAAGGTTTTAAATATCCCGGTTGCGGAGTGCATGGACCTATCTCTTAATAAGAGATGGTCCTACGCTCGTCCTAAACCGGATATTATCAATCTGATATAGCTATGCGCAGCATCTTCTGACCGGCATACTCTGTAACCGAGCACACGGACGTGGGAGAAGGACGGACAGATTCAGGCGACGCCTCTATAACATCATCTGAACATCCGACAATGCATGGATGTTCATATAACCGCACAAGGCGTAGCTCATCAACGAAGTACAGAAATGTGACATTCCGTATGACCACCACCGGTGGCGCACACCACTAATCCCTGACGGATGGCTGAAATTTATGCAACAGGTTCTCTAACCAGAGTAGTTGATCCTGGTCGTCGTCGCATTACTTACGACGACCTGGATCATCTATTCTGGCGAATCCTGTGTCAAATCAGAAACATAAAGTATTGTGCCGAGCCACCGGTCAGGGAATCACCCTAGCACGAGGGTAGTCTTTAGAGGAGAGTGAATTTATGAGTGCTGTTTACATGCCGCCGGCCTCCCCGGAACAATATCCGGGTACTCCGGCGGCTTACAACAGCCCTCGAATCAAGCTGCTATAGCTACGTGCCACGCTCTCAGATGAAGACAACGTTATTGTCAAACGAGGTACACGAGGAGGTGTCGGTTTATTCAACCCGCCTTGTATCAACGCGATATGTCTGGTAATACCAGCAATCTCGCGTATCGGCAAGCGGGTTAAATCATCAGCCTACAGTAAGGCAACAGACCTATGAGTGTACCTACAACAACCAAAGTGAATTGCATCACGACTTATCAAGAGTATGAGGTTTAATATCACGTGAGTGGTATACCTGCCGCCTGCCGTTATCACCGCAGGCGCAGGTATCCAATCCACGGGATTGAATCACGAACATATATCCATGCAACATAATACATGAGATAAGTCATGCGCATTGCAGCGATGTCTGGCAAGTTCTGAGAGTTCATCGAGCGTTTCATTGATTCTGAAGCCAATGATGGGGAAGCGTACGCTTCCTGATGGTTGGCTTCATAACAATGCCACGCCCTTAATTAAAAACTTAAAGCAATGCAACGTATCAGGTTGAGTCAGACTAGGTTATTGCGAGCCGAATTGTGCGCAAGGAGAATAGATTGTACAATACGGTATCAATCATCCTGAGCATCCAGGTGATTACCTGGATCCGTCAGGACTCAGATACAGTATTAATCAAGACCTTATAGTTACGCAACAGATTCTCTGAGCGCACTCCTATTTACCAATATTTAAGAATTATGAACAGCAAATTACTAAAGAAGCTTGAGGAAATCAAGAAAGAGTACGAAACGTCAGAAGTTTGCATGGGTGAGATGCTTGATTCTGTAAGTGCAGACGGATTCTCTATCGAGGATGCTCACTGGTTGTATATGCGTGCAATGGAGTGGGCGAACGGAGATAAGTTCTATATCCACGTCGGAGAAGACGAAGATGTACTGAGTAAGGATGAACTCGAAGAAGCCAATTTGATAGTGCTAGAATAAGCACTATCCCTATTAACCAATACAATAGAATTATGACATACGACGAGATTATCAATGCAGTTGAGAATGGTGCAAAGTTCACCATCAACTTCCAGAAGAGAACATGTAGGGTGAATGGCAAGGTAGTAATGTCCGAGGAAGATAAGCCGAAAGATACACCTTACCTGACTCATGCAGTAGTCCTGTTCGCAATAGAGCAGAGATACAAGGCATACAAGCATTCTGTGCCGTCTGAACGCTCTGAATCACATCGCCGCTACTACTTCAAGGCTTTGCCTGAGAAAGAGCTCTCCGATGAAGACATGATGTACGGTGAACGACGAGAGGTAGCTAGATGTAAGCTGGAGCTATACATACTGATTCAGCTTCTAAGAGGAAACCTTGCGTGGGAGAACAGATGGGGAACATGGTTCTGGAGGTCAGAGAACGACAAGGATCTGATTATCCTCAGAGACTGGATTGAGCCAAACAAGGGTGGGGCGTAAGCCTCATCCACAAGAGTTAAATAAATTTTTAGTATAACCAATTTAAATTATTTGAATTATGAAGCAGATTGTAACAATCACTGGTGAGAACTTGAACATCGTAACAAAGAACGTAGAGGCTACAGCAGCTACCAAGAAGACCAAGGCGCAGATGCGTCTCGAAGCTCTTAAGGCAGCAGGTGTTGATACTAGTAAATATTTCCCTCTCGGTGACGACCAGCTTATCAAAATCGAAAATGGCGCAGCAGTTCCTGTAGACATGGACGATGCAACAATCGATGCGGTAGGCAAGCAGATTGTCGAGGGTGGATACGTAAGTAACTGGAAGCTCTTCCGTCGTTGGGTGATGAGTCAGATGTTCCACATGTTGCGAGACATGGATAAGAACGGACGCACATTCAACGAGGTGTTGCAGCACAAGGGCTACGAGTATCAGTGGCGCATGTTGGAGAACGAGCTGTATGCTCAGATGAAGATGTGTGACCACAAGGACTACGAGAACGTCAAGGCGAGAAATCGTTGGTTCAACGGAGTTGTAGCACACGACATGGCTATTGACTACATCAGCAAGCTCCGCAGCTATATCGACGACAAGTGCATCTACACTGTCAAGAAAGACAAGGATGGAAACAAGAAGAAGACATACAAGCATACCTGCAAGGGCAATCCTTATATCCGTCTTCAGAACGAAAACATCTTCGTTGCTGACTTGGATAGAAAGGTATACAATCCTCTCCGTGACCTTGCCAACAAGATGGGTGCAGTACCGACCTACAAGGAGCTCTACGATGCAGTTCGCGAGTTCAACAAGAACCGCAAGCATCTCGCATGGGATACCAAGCAGGCTGATGCGTTCATTACTGCCTACAAGGGTTCAGGTTCCTACTACACGATGAGAAACCTCATCATGTTCCATGGAGCAAGATTCATGAAGAACGGACGAAAGATGTCAGAGACCAACTCATTAAAGGAGCTTGAGTCTAAAGCAAAGATCTACGACGAAGAGGGTTGGAGAATGCTCGGTGTTCTCAAGCAGCTCATCAAGGAGTCTAACATTGACATCCAGGGCAAGATTCTTGAGTGGAAGAAAGCCAAGAGCGAGAACAAGTAATCATCAGTAGAACGTAAGGTTCGCCACCTGAAGAATGGTGGCTCGGCAGCAATTCACAAAAGCTTCTGCAACGAAGGATCTCCTCCAGTGCATTCACTGGAGGTAATCCTTCGAGCTAAAGCTCTCTAGATCGAACTTATAGAGTAAGGCGCCAGCCGGGGACCATTCTAGCCAAAAGTCGGTTACTGATTCGGTAACCGATTCAATGTTTAACCAAATAAAATGAGGAATTATGAAGAAGATTAAGAAGATAATCGATGTAGACAAGCTTACTCCAGCACCCCTTGACAACAAGAATGTTATGCTTGACTGGTGGGAAGAGAACATGTTCGATGACGGAAGCTACGCATTCTCAGGTAATACGTATCTAGGATTCATTGCCGGTGTTCCGGTAATGGCCACCGTCAAGAGCAATGTTGTCGAGCTGAAATGCATTCCGCAGCCCTACAGAAGCACGGACAAGCTTGATGATTTTGGAAATGCAGTCATAAAAAACTTGACTGAAGACGAATGTCACCTAACGACCTACATGGTTCCGGCGTACATGCAGTACATAGATGACGAGCGTGAGGGAGACGCAAAGCTATTAATATCGTTCTCCATCTACGAAGACGAAGCGACGATTTCATTCCATTGGAACGTACCGAAAGATTAGCCAAACAGGTCAGCCAATATTGGCTGACTACTCATATCATAACTAAATTTTGTTTAAATGGTTCAAGCCGGTCTGTCGTGAGACACGCCGGTTTTTTGTTCCCCAAGTTTAACCAATTTTAAATTAGAATTATGAGTAGAAATTACTGGACATTAGGTAAGGAAGGAATGAAGACTCGTCTGTCAAAGGCACAGGCAGCTTATGAGAACGCATTAGAGAACGTCAGCGACTTGCATGTCAAGATCAGCGATGGCAACAACAAGTTGGGAGCAATCCCATCTGTATCGCTTATCCCGGTCACGGATTGCGGTAACTGTGCAATCTGTGCGAAGAGCTGCTACGACCTGCGCAATGACATGATTTACAAGGAGGTCATCAAGACGAGAGCTATCAATTCTGCCATTCTCCACGAGGATCCTGAACGATACTTCAAGGAGATTGACGGGTATCTCGACTACAGATTTCCTAGAGCCTTCCGATTCCATATCGGCGGTGATATCCAGAATAAATGGTATCTTGACAAGATGTGCGATATTGCACGCAAGCACAAGGATACCAAGTTCCTGGCGTTCACGAAGATGTTCGATGTATGCAACGAGTATCTCGATGAGGGCAATGTAATCCCAGAGAACATGCATATCCTATTCAGCGGATGGCTTGGTCTTAAGATGGATAACCGCCATGGATTCCCTGAGGCGCATCCTATCTTCGAGAGCGGAACGTCTGCTCCGGAAGGAACACGTCTGTGTACCGGAAACTGCACAGAGTGCCTGAAGGAAGACAGACTATGCTGGTCCATCGGTAAGGGGCAGGCGGTAGGATTCCTTGCACACTAGCCAAAAGCCCTCTTCGGAGGGTACTATGTTTAACCAATTAAAATTTTGAATTATGGCAGTAGCAAGAAGAGGTACAAGAATGCTCAAAGCTTCCGACATCATGAAGAGAAAGGGCATTGTCCAGAAACAGATGGACATGAACAAGTTCAACGAGGTTATAGAGAATTTCTTTATGACCCATGAGCCTAAGGAGACGATTCTCCTAACTCCGAAGAGATTCATCGAGATGGATAACCCGCCAGAGGGAGACTTCATCGACTATCTCGATGTCAGCGTTTGGGAGAAGAGGAGTGAGGACCCGGATGACCCGTTCGAATTCATAGACTATCAGTTCATGAAGAAGAACGGAATGCTCCGTCCTATCCTTATGGTGAACGAGCCATTCATCGGCAATGCTGCCGGGTGGCTGAGAGATTTTTGTGGATTCACTGTGAAGAGCAGAACACGAAAGAAGAAGAAGGAATACATCGTGTCTCTGCCGGTGTAAAGCCGAACAAGGCGTGGAACATTATTGTTTCACGCTCCTAGTATTAACCAATTAAAGTAGAATGATTATGGAAATAGTAGATGTAAATGTAAAAAATCTGAGTGAATTCGATATTGAGAACGATCTCTATCATGACACTCTGTGGGAGAATATGTTCGACGATGGCGAGTATACGGACGACGGATGCAACGAGGCTGTAGGTTTCATCTATTCTAACGCCTGCCATGCAGAAGTTTATGGCAACTCTATGGATGTCAGATGGATAAAGGATAACTCAGACAATCTCCGCCTGGCTATGGTGGCAAACGACCTGGTAAATAACCTCATGGGCACAGAGCAAAAGAAAATTATCACCGAGGAAAACAACGGAACCACGCTCCTTACTTACGCTGGTATATATCTTAACATCTTCGTCAATTTCGAGATGCGTCACATACAGATTCTCGCTTACCAGGAAGCCTAAAAAGCCCTCTTCGGAGGGTGCAAGTATTAACCAATTAAAATTAAAAATATGAATGATTTTTTAAAAATAGCAGAGGAATTAGACTGGAGTTATAATGTAGACGATACACCTAACGAAAGAGGTGAGGTTTGCGTCGAGTTAGAGAAGTATTCCCCACAAGACCAAGATTTCATCGCCACAATTTGGTTCGAGAATGGCAATAAGTCTGACTTTATGGATAAGTTGTATCAATATTATAGCGACTTCGATCCTGACGAGGAAGCCAGTAAATGGATTGGCGAGGATGGACATGGTGCTAACGGCGCGCCATACAAATTATCGGATATTTTGCAAGATATGGAGGATTGCAAGGATATGCTACTAGATTTATGGCACGAGTATTTTTACGATGAGTACCCAGAAAATCGTCCAAATGAGACCGACGAAGGGAAGCGACTCGCAGGAGAAATCGAGGAAAAATCCGGAAAGCATTACCACTCGTGCTCTCTACAGAATTATCCGAGCGGTAAGTACGGCGTTATCATTGATGGCTGCCAGAAGTTTCTATCGGAATGCAAGGAAGAGACATTAGCCTATATGAAAGGCGTGCTTACGGGCCTTGATATCGAAAGAAAAGACTAAGCCAAACAAGCCTGCCGGAAGGCGGGCATCAATTTAAACCAAAATATTAAGATTATGAAGAGAAAAGTATTGAAAGACAAGATTGATGAATTGCGTTCAACAGCAAAGATGGAGCTTGCATGCACCATCCGTGAGATAATGAGAGAGCACAATGTGAGCAGAAAGGTGTTCGATTGGCCTGTACGTGCCGGCGACAACAGGGAGGTGAACATCGTAGAAGTAGGCGACAGCGATACAGCTATCCCTATCATTCATAGCCGATGCACTTCTGTAGGGTTTGAGTTCCCGGAAGCAAAAGCTATCGATGATGATATACCAGTTGACCTTCTTGCAGACATCGCTACTAGTCTGAACGACGAGCTGAACGGCTATATTGGTGTCTATGCTGCAAAGTATAAGATTGCCTACAATGATGGAATTTTCATTCCTAAGGAGAATCCGTACGTATTCCGAGCAAAATCATATAAAGATGCATTGGATGAGGCGGAAGACTACATGCGTGTGTGGAATGACCATAATGGTTCTACCCTAAGACTCGTATCAGTCGAGAAGCAGACTGCTTCGGAAGGTTAAATTAGCGTTAAAAACGGCAAAGACGATGGTTTATATTATAAACTTTTCGTATCTTTGCCACTAGTAACCAAAATATTAGAATTATGACAGAAGAAATAAGAATCAAGACAAGAGATTGGGAGAGACTTCTGAGCTACACACAGCAGCAGAAGTACAAGACTGCCATCAAGCAGGGTTGGTTCGCCAATTATCACAGCAACGCCTGGAGGCATGACACGTTCTATGGCGCATACATCTGGAAATATCCGAAACTTATTAAGGTTGTAAGGATGTTCGAAGAGATGCTAGGACATAAGCCATTATGGGAAGACATCACCGACGACAATCTGCGCGACCTCTTCGAGAAGATCCAGGAGAACTACGCTCCTAACTCGGCAAGAACCGTATGTGCAACCATCAAGGCTGTGATACGTGAGAACGATGCTACCAGGGAAATCCCTAGTCCTACGTTCGGCAGAATACTTAGAGCGAAGGCTGTACCGGTCCAGTCTGTATATCTCTCTGATGAGGAGATAAACAGAATCATAAAGTACAACCCTCACGGGAAAACAAAAAGATATGTTCAGAGAATGTTTATCATGGAATGTCTCTGTGGCGCACGTTACAGCGACTGCCAGAGAATGACGGAAGAGAACATAGATGATACCGGACACTTCCTCGTCTATGTTACTCAGAAAACAAAGACCGAGGTAAGGGTTCCACTTCACAAGAAGCTCCGTCCGTTCCTCGTATGCGGTACTGGTGACGAGCCTCTTCCGGGTGAGATAGGTGAAAGGACGTTCAATAGAGCTCTCCGCGATATCTGTCGTGACTGCGGAATAGATACGAATACAAAGGTGTTCAAAGCCGGAAAGGAAGAGACAGGAAAGAAGTATCGGTTCGTATCATCCCATACCGGCAGACGCTCGTTCGCAACGAATCTCTCAAAGAAGGGAGTGCCTCTTGAGCAGATTGCCGTCATGATGGGACATACCAGTAACGGTATGCCGAATATCCAGATGACGCAGCGCTACATTGTCGGTAAGACCGAGATTGACAGCAATACACTGAGATTGTTCGGCGTCTATGAAGAAGACCTCGATAACGGTCTAGATGAGGATTAAGCTAAAACTGGAGGTGGTTAGCAGCCATCTCCTGCCATTGTTTAACCAATTAAAATAATGAATATGGTAGAAGATTATACAGAAGAAGAGTTGAATAAACTCATCAATGAGTGCCGGAAGAAGTACGAAAAGCTAGAAAAGGAGACCATTATGAAGGCTCTGACTGGCGAGATTGGTACGAACTCCGCAATGGTGGAAGAGTTGGAGATTCTCAACATCCACTATCACGATGAAATGGATGAGTACGATATCACTGCACCTGACCTGAATCCAGATCTTATCGATAACTTCAAGAGGGCAGAGCGTGATGGCAAGAACGTCATCTTCGAGGCACAGGAATATCTTAAGATCCTGGGAATGTGCGAGGAGATGTTCAACCAGAAGATGTGGGTCAACGAAGATGGCCACATATGCGATGAAGAAGGTAATAGACTTTCCGCCGACAGAGAGCATCGTGTTTTCGAAGTTGTTAAGTGCGGGAAATAAGATATTTCTAGTTTTTCATAGCTAGATTGTTTAAATGAGTGTCCTCTCTTGCCCGTGAGGGTAGGAGGGGATTTTTAAAAACGGCCCCGATTAGCCAAAAATAGGGAGCTTCGGCTCCTGCAATTAATAACCAAGCCCTACGCAACACGGTCAAGCGATAAGAATATGACAACAGAGAATTTAGTTACAGCCAGAAACAAGGTGGATAATGTTTATGAACTGATCAATGACTTGGTTAGTAATCATAGCATTGATATGCTTGACTTGGCGTACCCAAAGCACGGTGGAAAGCAAGACGCTGGCGCTGTTGCAGAGATGATGCTGCTCCGTCAGAGTGCGAACAGCCTGTCTGAAGCTTGCAGCTTCCTTGTCGATAGACTCACGGATGCTATTGGAGACGAAAATGAAGTAAAATAATAACCATTCAGCCCTCGCTATCACGGTCAAAGCAATCTTATGATAACAACTAATATCAAATTCAACCGGGTTGTTGCAAAGGAAAATTTCAACAACAACAGTATCGAAGAACTGAAGAACGCTATTGAGAGAGGCATCCTTAGCGAAACTGGTCTGATTGTCGCAAGTGACATGAAAAAGGCAAAAGAAATATTGAACCCCGATGGTAGTCTTGAGATACAGAAGACCGTTGCAGGAGAAGCTATTGCTTTCCTCGCTGATGAGACCGCAGTGTCGGTAAGACTTATCCAATACAACCCTCATGGTCTTTTAAAATTCGTCTACACGATAAAAGCAACGGAAATCTGATGTAAAACAACCCTTCAGCCCTCGACATCACGGTTAAGTCATTTCTATGAAGAAGATTTTATTTATGCTGATGTTTGCACTTGTAACGGCATCATCCTTCGCACAGGAGAAGCATCCTTACTACTGTACCATTAGCGGTACGTACAACCTGGCGATGAAGATCAGACTAGAACTTGAATGGGGCGAGCAGAAGCAGCCTGTAGCCCTCCGTAACGAGGAGGGAAAGAAGATTGAGTTCAATAACCTCACCGACATTCTCAACTACATGTCAGCGAGAGGATGGCAGTTCGTTACCGAATTGAATTATGACGGACACATACATTACCTTCTGAAGAAGGATGTCTCTTCCCCGGAGGAGGCAAAGCAAGGACTTCGCTTCGATACAGACAAATAGCAATACAACTAGCCGCTTATCCACTTACAGATAGGCGGCTATTTTATTAAGATAACCACCAAAAAAGCAACGAAAATCATACTTTTTTCTTAAACTACGTTAATTGTAAATATTCTGTACTTTAATGAATATTGCAATCAGCTGTTTTTGCTTCTCTTGAAACCTTTAGCTATACCAGTATCTTTAAAATGCTTGTCCTCACTTTTTACTTTAATAAGTACGGTTTATGGTGAAAACAGAACTATTGTACGGAATAGAAAATCGTAGTATCTTTGTAACGCAATTCAAAGGGTCAAGGTTTGATGCGCTCAATAAAATTGGATTCTCGTTCACATTGAGTGAACTTTAATCATAGAAGACTCCCTAAGCAGCTTGACCCTGTTTAGGGTTTCTTCGTTTATATAGTTATGCCAAAAGCATTAAACATCAGAGTTGATTTGGTAAGGCAATACGCTTGCGGTTACTCCAAGGTAGAAAGGAGTAAGCGTATGACAGTATTGTGCTTTGCAATCTGGTGTAAGATGCAGCATAGCAATTCCGTGATGTTCGATATGGGAACAAGGCAATTGATGAGTTCCCTTCGTATCGGACAACCGAAAGTTCAGCTCTTACTCAACGCCATCAAGACAGATGAATTATTCTCCGTACAGAATGATGGTCGCTTCATCGTTACATCATTCAAGGATAGTACGAGAAAGCGTAATAGGTATGGAAGGGCTTTCAAAGGCGCAAAGATGTTCACGCTAGAAGTGAACAAAGAATATACACTGAAGGATATATACAACAGGCTGAACGAACTCCTGTTTTTGTTTCAGATCGGTAGTGAAGAATCGAACAGCTCACACGTTAGTGGTAGAAAAATTGACAAGACTCGCTTGTGTCGGTCCAAATTCATTACGATCAAACAATTCCAGGTTGGAGTTGGAATGTCGCATGGTTCTGTAAGTGGTATAAAGAAGAGATTGAAGAAAAAAGAAGAAATCACATCGACCATAGCCGAACTGCACATGGCTGACAAGCGAGTGCCAGGGCAGGTTGAAAAGATGCTGTTGAGATTCGGCAGAAAGAACCCTACATTCGAGAAGGGAGACAACGTATATGTAGCAATTCCTTGCTCGTATGCCATCACAGACGAAAGCGCAAAAAGAAGCTGCGGCAGACACAAAATCTACGGATACGGAAGTAGAATGACGAAAAGCCAGAAAGGTTCTGAAACAGCAAGTAAAGGCATCCTCGTTCCATTGGATAATGGCTTCGGAATGCCTGATTAAATGCTAGTGTTTCTGTTTTTGACGTTTTCACACTATTAGTTAGTGGTAGTCTTATAGAATAGCTTCTAGTATACTAGCGTGCGTGTGGGAAAAAAAAGAAAAATAATAATTTAGTAGAGGAAATTATGGAGAACAATTATGTAGCCTATGTAAAGGCTGTAGGAAACTACGATGGCTCGGCCACAGGCGGGGCCTATATCATCCTTAAAGGGAAGGATACGTATAAAATCTCGTCGAAGGCACAGGTAAATACCATTGCCTACAAGATGGAGCTGCTGACTATAGTGTCGGTCGCCTGCTCTATTCCGGACGGAGGGTCTGTGGTGATATTCACCAACAACAAGATGCTCAGAAGTCTCAATAACCTTAGAGAGATTAAGGATGGTGCTAACTACCCCGAGTTGAAAAAACTATTCCTGGAGCAGAAGAAGCGCCTGAGAAGAGTAGATGTCGTGTGGCGCAAGAAGGATGGCGAGAACATCATGTTCAACTCCGTTACGGACCACGCAGAGCAGGTCTTCGAGGAGCTTTGCAGCAAGTGTAATATTGAAGATAAAAGACGTTAAACATTAGTTCTATGGCAAGAATAACAAGAAACAAAGCTGCCTTGATACTGGGAGTATCAAGGCAGACTATCAGCAACTACATCAAGGAAGGCATCCTTGGAAGCTACGTAGGCGAACACGGCATCCTCTATGTCAACAGCGAGGATATCGAGAAATATGCTCAGAAATACAAGATGATTGCAGCAAACGAGAAGATGATTGACGAGAAGCTCAAGGAAGTCGAGTATCACAAGCGCGCAATCAACGTAGAGCTCACTGAGCTGAGAGACAGAGCTACCGCAAACGGCAAGCTGGCTGCAAACGCCGTAGGCATGCTGTTCGGTGTAATCAATACAATGTCGCATCTTGGTGTATTACCGAATCTTACCTATCGTGAGTCCAGTCTTCTGAAGGACATAATTAACGGAATGACCTATGACGAGCTGTCAATCAAGTACGGCGTGTCTGCAACGAGAATCAGGCAGATAGCAGAAAAGACTTGCAACAAACTCACCTACAATGAGGATATTGTCATTGCTGAGCTCTCAACGAACAGAACCTTGCAGTATGAGGTTGAGCGCCTGAAGAATGTAATCAAGTCGCTACAGGTAAGCTTCGACGAATACCGGCGCGCGAAAGGAGACAAGCCTGTCAGTAGCGCAGTTCTTCCTCCGCTGATCCTTTCCAGGGATATAAATGACTGCGGATTCTCTGTCCGCATCCTGAATATGTTCAAAACCTTCGGCGTATATACTGTAGGTGACCTCGTCCGTAACTTCACCGGGCGGTCGGACTTGATGAAGGTCAGGAATCTCGGTAGAAAGAGCGTCTGGACTATCCTTGACTTCGTTGAGGAAAACAATCTCGACTTCAAGGAAAACGGAGAGTCTGAGGAAGACTTCTACATCAGACTCAATAACAAGTTGTCAAACCAAAAAGATTAAGTATATGAAAATAAGACTAAATAAGATTACTGACCGTCTGGAAATCAGAACCAAAAAGAGAATGATAGCCTTCAGTTGCGATATTCTGAAAGGTTCTTATTACCTAGTACCGACTGTAAGATTTGACGTCAGTAGGGCATACGGAGAGAAGAGCATCTGGTTCTTCTTCCTAGGTGCTTTTGTGTTGATTGATATTTTTAAAATAAAAGACTAAGTATATTTTTTTTTAATTTTTAAACATTATGAGTGTAAAAAACATTATCGCGAATTCAACAAGCAAGTGCAAAATTACGAAATGTTTTTGTAAAAGCACTCC